ATGACGGATGGAGCGACCACCGTCCTGATGCGCAAGGCATATGCGCGTTGGGCACCGATCTACGACCTGGTCTACGACAAGCTGACCGAGCCGGCCGCCCGCGCCGCCGTGAACGCCGCCGTCGTCTGCGGCCCCAAGGTGCTGGAGGCCGGCGTCGGCACCGGGCTGTCCCTCGGCTACTATCCGAAGCACGCCGAGGTCTATGGGGTCGATCTGTCCGAGGACATGCTCCGCCGCGCTCAGGAGAAGGTCGAGAAGCGGGGCCTCACCCACGTGAAGAGCCTGCAGGTGATGGACGTCACCCGCCTCGGCTTTTCCAATGAAACCTTCGATGCGGTGACGGCCCAGTTCATCATCACCCTGGTTCCCGAGCCGGAGATGGCCCTCGACGAGTTCATGCGGGTGCTCAAGCCAGGCGGGGAGATCGTGCTGGCCAATCACTGGGGCCAGCCCTCCGGCCCCATCGCAGCGGTGGAGGAGATGGTCGCTCCCGTGGCCAAGGCCATCGGCTGGAGTTCCTCCTTCAAGGCCGCCCGGGTCGAGGACTGGGCCAGACGGACGGGGCGCATGGAGGTTGTGGAGCTCAGGTCCCTGTTCCCGGCCGGTTTCTTCAAGCTGATGAGAATCAAGAAGAAATCTTGAGAGCCCTCCCGGCACCTCGATGCCGTCGGGGTGACTTTCTCGGTCCCGACCCTATCTAGAGGACAGGGGCCCTCCAATCACGAAAGCACTTCCGATGCGCCTTTTCATGTTCACCTCCCAGGCCAAGGATGATCTCCACGCTTTTGCAGCGGACGAATCCGGCACGAAGCTGCCGGCCAAGTATGCGCCCTGGGGCCTGACCGGCACGCTCAATTCGCGCGAGGCGCCGCCGCACAAGTTCTCCCGCAAGGTGATCGAGCAGGCGGTCTCGAACGATGGCTTCCAGCTCTGGCGGATGAAGGCCAAAGGCTGATCGGCCTCCGAAGCCCGGCCGATTCTCGGCTCCGGCTCAAGGCAGATCGCTTCCCCACTCTTATTTCGGGTGACAGACCGGGTTGCCACAAATCCGCAGCCCGGCCGCGCGTCTTCCTTGACACCCGGGGGCAATCTTCCCTATATCGCGCTTGCCTGACGCGGGGCCAAGCCCCGCTGCCTGGGGCGGAGTAGCTCAGTTGGTCAGAGCAGAGGAATCATAATCCTTGTGTCGGGGGTTCAAATCCCTCCTCCGCTACCACGTTCACCCCACTAAAACGGCCTGTGGGGAAGGCATGGCCGCCGACCAACTCGGCCAGGCGGCCCTTCACTTCCACCTCGAATCCCTCGCGTGGTCCGTTCGGATACACCGTCACGCTGTGGACAAGCGAGCGGAACATCTGAGTTAGCTTGTCCATGCCCTCGTGCGCATGGTCCGCCAGCGTCGCGGCAAGTTCATCGACCTGCCTCAGATAGTCGTTGATCGCACCCGGGTGCAGGGTCAGCACCTTCGGGTCCTCTCCCGCCGCCGCGAGCTCTGCGGCGATTCGGTCGCGCTCCCTGCGCAATTCCGGGATCTGCTGCTCAGCCTCGGCCTCCGTGATGAACCCTTTGACATAGGCGTTCATCACCCGGTCGAACTCGCGTTGCCGCTCGGCAAGCCGCGCTTCGAGGCTGGCGCGGTTTCTCACGGCGGTGGAGGCAAGACGCTGCCGCTCGCTGTTGTAGCGCCTGACGTAGATCTCGATATAGCGCGGATCCCGCAGCTGCTCCCTCATGCCATCGACCACGGCCCGCTCGATGGCCGGTAGGTAGATGATCCGTCGATTCGTGCAGACGCCGCTCTCGCGCACGGCCGAGCAGCGGACCCGGGTCTTTCCGGTCTTGTCTCGGTCATGGACGGACATGCCCGAGCCGCAGCATCCGCAGCGCAGCAGGCCGGAGAGCAGGTGCGGCGGCCGGCGCTTCTGATGGGACTTGAGCGCGGCCTTGGCTTCGTTGATGGCCTGAACCCTCTGCCAGAGCGCGTCGTCGACCAGGCGCAGCTCCGGGGCGTCCGCCGTCATGACCTCTGAACCGTCCGCCGGCCGGGAGATCCGACGGCCGGTCTCGGGGTTGGTGTCCATGCGGACCTTCCCCCAGACGATCCGGCCGATATAGATCTCGTTGCGAACGATCCCGTTCCCTCGCTGGCCGCTGCCGTTGATCGTGGAGGCATTCCAGGTGCGCCCCCTTGGCGGAGCGATGCCCTCCCGGTTCAGGTCGCCCGCGATCTCCCGCGGCGGACGGCCGTCGGCATATTCGGTCAGGATCCGCCGCACCACGGCGGCCTGCACGGGATCGATCTCGAGGCGGCCTCTCATCGTGCTGGTGCGGTAGCCATAGGGCTTGCCGCCGGCGTGCCGTCCTTCCCTGACGACGCCCTGCATCCCGCGCCGGACCTTCTTAGCCCCATCTTCCCGGAAGAGCTGGCCGACCAAACCGCGAAGGCCGATGAGGACCGTGTCTGCGCGTCCGTCATGGACAGCCCGCAGCTCGATCCCCTTGAATTTCAATTGCTTATGGATCGTCGCCAAGTCGGCCATGTCGCGGGACAGGCGGTCGAGGGCCTCGACGACGATCACGTCGAAGGCGCCGGAATTGGCCTGGGCGAGCATCTGGATCAGCCCGTCGCGTCCCAGCATGGAGCCGCCGGAGCGGGCCCGGTCGTCAAAGGTCGCTACGATCTGGAGCTTCTCACGCTCGGCATAGGCGCGGCAGAGGGCGACCTGATCTTCGACGGATCGCTCGTTCTGCAGGTCAGTCGAGTACCGGGCATAGATCGCCGCGCGCTTCATCGTCCTTTTGCCTTCCCCGCAGCCTCGCGAGCCGCCACCGCCGCGCGATGATCGCGGAGCGCGTTCGCTTCCGCAAGAGCCTCTATGAGCCGGACGAGGTCCGGATCAAGGGGCCGCTCGGGCGGCTTGATGGCGGGGCGGGTAGCGGACATGGCTGGAGGCGGGCCCTAGCGGTTACTCGGCAGCGTCGAGCAGAGTCGGCGCGACCTGGCGTCTTGCCTCTGATGCCCTGGTGCCCTCCGTCGCCTCTGGCGAGGCTCCTCGGGAAAGGGGTGTTCCAGGACGAACCCGGTCGCGATGTGGGGTCATGTTCCCACCTTCTCGTCAGTGCCATCCCATACGAACTCACCATCCTCACCAACCGGAAAGTGCGTTCCGCAATGTGCGCAGAACGTACCAGAGTAGAAATAGGGATCGCGGGCGTAAGTCTCGGCAAGAGCCTGTCCCATCGTGGTCACACCCTTGCACTTGAGATGCCGATAAGTCCGGCGCACGGGGCGGACGAAACCCTTGGCCCGCTCCTCGGCTGACAGGACCACATAGCCCTTCTGCATTCCGGTTCTCGGATCAATCTCGCGATGATCGGGCGTGACTGGTGAGCCATCCGTGAGTGTGGTTTTCGGGGTCATGCGTTGCCCTCAGTGCTGTCGAGTGATTGGATAGCGTGAGCGTTCCCGGCTTCGATGTTGCGGGAGACGATTTCCATGGCCATGCGCGGAGTAATGCGGCGCTGGTCCTGCATGGCGATGATCTGCCCGACCGCGTAAGCTGCGATAGCCAGAACGATCTCAGCAGGCTCGTCGGCAAGGTGCTTCTTCATCAGGTCTGCGAAGTCGGCATGGAATGCCTTGTGGGCTCCTGACGGGGCGGCCAGCTTCATACGTTGCTTTGCTTCACCCATCGCGCACCTCCTCACCCGGCACGACCTGGCGGCTTGCCTCAACGCTGCTTGAGCTTTCCCGATGAGGGCCTTGGCCCGAAGGAGGGCCACCCCCACCCTCTCCGCTGACCGGGGGAGGGGCGGTAATACGATGGGCCAAGTCCTCGACGTAGATCCAATGCGAGGCGCGGGCGGCCACTTCCCTGTCTCCGCAATGAGGAAGATCCTCGTCGCCGCATTCGGTGAGCGCATCTGCCTTAATGTCGAAGAACTGTTCACCCGCGAAATCATAGCCGTCTGTGTGGACGACCACCCGTCGTCCCTCGCCGTAGACCGGGAGGCGCTGACTAACGGGCACCCAACCCTCCCGCCCCTGTCCTTCAGCGGAAAGGGCGGCCTGGGCCGCTTGCCATGCGGCCTGCCACGCCCGCCAATACATATTCGTGCTGCCCAAGCGGTAGTGTCCATCAGGGTTGCGCTTTACGGCTTCCGGCGACTTCCCTTCATCTGAAGCCCAATGTTCGAAAGCCTCTCTCAGCTTCGTGCTCATGGCTTCTCTCCCAAGCACCCGCACACATCCGCGATCATCATGGCGAAGTTCGCCACGTCGGCGGCTTCCAAAGCGATATGCTCCCGGTAGTCACCCTGCTTCAGAGCCTCGTGGAGTTCGGCGGCCTCTTCGTGCAGCCTATCCATCAGCACTACCGGGGCGTCGTTCTTCCATCCTGGCTTGTGGTCGTTGGCGCGAAGCTGCTGTTCCATCAGGAGAGCAAAGGCGAGGACTTCGGGGCGCAGGTAGGAGACCATGCTGGCCGCAGCTTCAGCCTCGGCGAGCAGCTTATCAAGGCGCTGCCATTCGGCGTGGGTATCAAGAGTCTTCAGGTCATTGACCTCGGTCTCGAACACCCTTGCCTGGGTTGTGAGCCGCTTGTTCTCCTCGCGCAGCCGCATGTTTTCAGTGCGAAGAGCCTCTATGGATAGATCGCTCATTTCTTCCTCTCACAGTCAGCGCAAACCGGCGACGGGATGCTGCGGTGGAACGTCTTGCCGCAATGGACACAGCGGCATGTGAAGTAGCGGCTCATGGCTGCTCCTGGGCGATGAGGGCGCGAAACGCCTCTTGTGCGAGATGATGACCTTTAGCCGTCGCGGTAATCCGAATGGAGCCGTGGTCGTTGTAGCGCTCCCATTGGACAAGGCCTGCGTCCAAGCACTCTTCATAGGCTGCCAGTTGCTTGGTCAGGGTTGTATGAGGTTCGTGTGATATGATCTCGGACCTTGGCCCCATGGCGAAGTAGCCGGCCAAGAACTGGAGAGCATCGGGCGATAATCCACCTGCCTCTTCCAGCCTTGTCTTGAGGGCGAGGAGAACATCACTGGTCATGGGAGGGCTCCTTCTCCTGCTTGAGGGCGGTGCGGCCTGCTTCGGTGATGGTCCATCCATCAGCCGCAATAAATTCGCCGTCGATCAGGCTGCGAATGACAGCCTTTCGTGCACCGCCCTTGCGCGGCAATAGACGCTCGTGGATGCTCTTGTCCCCGGCGAGCCACCGGAGGGTCCGCATCTGCTTTTCCGTCAGCCTACTCATGGCCTGCTCCTGTGAGGGCGGCGTGAGCGAGTTCCCTTGCACGGTTCAGCCGCGACAGATCCCCCCCCTTGAACTTCGGCCCTTCCATCGTGGCATCGTACCGCGCTGCGTCGCAGAACTCCTCCAGCGCCTTTTGCATGGCCTCCAGGCGGGCCTCGGCGGCAAGGGCGCGTGCATTTGCGATCTCGACCATACCCTGCCAGTCAAAGGAATTGGCAAAGTTATCGGCCGCAAATTTGTTCACGCGCTCGTTCTCCCGCTTGAGCGTCTCGTTCTCTGAGCGGAGGGTGGATATATCTACCTTCAGGTTTGTATTTTCTTGGAACAAAGCATCATTGAGATCGCAGGCACGATCATTCAGAGCCTCCAGCTCCTTCACCCGCTGTTGCAGTCTCTCGTACTCTGAGCGGAGGGTGGCGTTCTGGCATTCCAACTGTCGGCTCCGTTCAAGAAGATCGATGTTGGCGCGAACAAGATCGCTCGCCTCGGCTCCCTCCAGCTCCTTCACCCTCTCGGTGAGGGAGGCGTAATCCTCGTAGCGGACCCAGTCGCCTTCATCGTCCTTTACCATCTGAACAGTGCAGTAGCCGGATGTAGCATCGAGAGAGGTGAAGTACCTCTCCACCAGCTCCGCATGCTCTCCTTGTGAGGGTGTGGGGGTGGAAGTCAGCTCCTCAAAGCTCTCGATAATCACCCGGGCGTCGTCGCGGCTGATCGTGATCGGGCCGGGCAACTGCAACTGCTGGCGAAGGTCGGACATCAATTCCTCGAAGGTCATGAGCGGGCTTCCCTGAAAGGGTGGCGAGGGTGGTGCTCTAGAACGGTATGTCGTCGTCGATGTCGGAGCGGTTGAAGCTGGCGCCGGAGGAGGATGGACTGCCACCCTTGGCATCGCCGTAGCTCTGTCCGCCATCGCTAGAGCGGCCACCCCAGCGGTCGTTCTGCTGCTCGGTGTATTGATCGTCCCGGCCGGAGCCGTCGCGGCGGCTGTCGAGGATGGTCAGGTCACCGTCGAAGCGCTGAAGCACCACTTCGGTGGTCCACTTGTCTTGGCCCTGCTGGTCGGTCCATTTGCGTGTCTGCAGCTTCCCTTCGACATAGACCTTGGCGCCCTTCTTCAGGTACTGCTCGGCCACGCGGGCGAGATGCTCGTTGAAGATCACCACAGAGTGCCACTCGGTTTTCTCCTTGCGCTCGCCGGTCGCCTTGTCCTTCCACGTCTCGGAGGTGGCGATGCGAAGATTGACGACGGGGTCGCCGTTGCCGAGGCGGCGTACCTCGGGGTCGCGCCCCAGGTTGCCGACGAGAATGACTTTGTTGACGGATCCGCTCACTTGGATGCTCCTGGGTACTGGTTGTGTTCGACGCCATCGAGCAGGCGGCCGGTGAGAGCCTTGACCGCGTGAAGGCTGGGGCCGCCGACTGGAGACCATGGACGCCCGTCTGCCATGCATTGTCCGGCTGGGAGATAGTTGCCCCATTGCTTGAAGAAGAACGGCACGCCTGCAGTCGCGCACTGATCACGGATGGAGCGAGCCCAATCCGGATGCATCGGTCTCGCGCCAGGGCCGCTCTCGCCGCCGACCACGATCCAATTCAACCACGCCCTTTGATCTTCCTCGCAGAGCAATGCCGACATAGAGCCGAGAGGGGCGGGGCGGTTGATGCGCATGAAGTCGATCGGCCCGAGCAGCGGCTCGGCGCTGACCCAGCGCACTGCTGCAGGAGTGGCCAACAGATCGGGGATCCGCTCGTTCGCGCGGGTCTGATCTTCGGCCGAAACGCCGAGCCACACGTTGCGGAGGGGGCTCCAATTCTCTTCCGCGCCTGAGATGCGGAGCCATGCCTCGGTTACTCCTGGGGCATTCCGGCTTCCTGCGAGATCAGTGATCGCCGCGCGTATAAGGTGCTGTCGGCCATTTTGTCTGCGGCAATCTTCCAGATATGCCCGCATCCGGTCGGCGCGCTTCGTCAGCACCTGGAACGTGTGCTGCGGTGCCAGTGCCATAACGGCGAAGATCCTGTCGATCCACTCGTCCGGCACGGCCTCATGGAAGAGGTCTGACATCGAGTTGACGAAGATCCGGCGCGGACGCTTCCAGCGCAGGGGCTTGAGCAGCGCGTCCTTCACCAGACGCACCGCACCGGTCCAGACCGGCCCCGCGTTGCTGTCCTTCGTCAGCCCCGCGTAGGTCTCCACACCCATGCCGACGAGGCGGGATGCCATCTTCATCGCGTAGCAGTTGGCGCAGCCGGGCGAGATGACCGAGCAGCCGGCAATCGGGTTCCATGTGGCGTTGGTCCATTCGATGGCGCTTTTGTCACCCATCGGAGTCCTCCGATACCTTGTATGGGTAAAGCCAGGAAAAGAGCCCGGCGGCGGCGAGCACGGTGCGGCCGCCGCCGAGCAGGTAGCCGACGAGGGTCTCGACCACGTCGACGGGGAGGACTGGCACAAGGCGCAGGAGATCAGGCATGGGCCGCTCCCCGCGAAAACAGGTCCGTCGTTGCTGGCTCCGGCTGGCGCCTGGCTGCGCTCTTCCGCTCGCGCAGCCGCCTGATGCGCTCGAGCGTCGCCTGGTCGCCCTTCTTCCGCGCCATGAACTCGCTGGCGCCGTAGCGGTCGGTGGAGACGGCGCCGCAGCGCACGGCCTTGGCGCGCTTGGTCAGGCAGATGTCGTAGTGGTGCCAGCTGGCCTTCGGCGGCTTCTGGAAGTGCTTGCGCGCGACGCCGATGCGGTCGGCCATGGCGTGCAGCTCATCCAGCGAATCCGCGAACATGTGGCACATGAGCATGCCGCGATAGGGCAGGCGCAGGCTGTCGACGTAGACAGTCATCTCAACCCTCCACCGCATTAAGGACTGAGAAGTCGTTGTCAGGCAGGCGCAAGCTCTGCAGGAGACCAGGGATAGACGAGACAAATCCGTGGCCGAGCAGATACATCAGCTCCGGCTCAAAACGGTCCTCGTGCAGGTAGAAGATCGTCCGCTTGCCTTGTCCTGCCGCATAGCCGGCCTCTAGGTGAGCGCTGCGCCCGCAGGGTAGGACAAGAACGCAGGTGTCGCACCAATCGAGTGCAGCCTTGTCACGGTTGAAACCGTGTCTAGCAATTGGGCTCTGCCGCACATGCTCAGCGTATCGTTCTGGCGACCATGCCAGCCAATCAGGATCGATTTCAGACCAGGAGAAACCACTCTCGCCTGGTGCAGGATTCCTGAAGTCGTAAACCTCATGACCATCTGCCTTGAGAGCGGCTACAATGTCGGGCTGTAATGCATTCCGCCAGGACGATGCAACGTAGATACGACGCTTCATGACTAAACCCTCATCGGCATCAGCACGCAGAGCAGGCTGTCGTCTGCGGTGGGTTGGAAGATCGTCGGGGAGCCGTTGTCGGCGAGCCTGATCACGGCCGTGTCGGTGCCGAGCGCGCCGGCGATGTCGAGTGCGTACCTGGCGTTGAAGCCGATGGAGAGAGCCTCGGCATCGTAGTCGACTTCGATCTCGTCGGTCGCTGTGCCGGCGTCCGGATTCTCGACGGTGAGCGTCAGGCGCCCGTCGTCGAAGGCGAGCTTCACGGCCCGGCCGCGCTCGGTGGAGACGCTCGACACCCGATCGATAGCGGCCTTGAGGGCGGTGATCTCGACGGTAGCGACCTTGTCGTTGCCCCGCGGGATCACACGCTGATAGTCCGGGAAGGTGCCGTCGATCAGCTTCGAGGTCAGCACCGTATCGCCGAAGGCGGCGCGGATCTTGTGCGGTGACAGGTCGATGCGTACATCGTCCTTCCCGGCTTCCTCGGCGAGGCGGGCGAGCTCGGCCACGGTCTTGCGCGGGACGATCACGCCCGGCATGCCGTCCATCCCCTCCAGGCCAGACGGCCCATCCACATGAGCCCGTGCCAGGCGGTGACCGTCCGTGGCGACGGCATAGAGGTGGCCGCCCTGGACATGGAGATAGATGCCGTTGAGGTAGAAGCGCGTCTCTTCCGTCGAGATCGCGAAGCTGGTGCGCGCGATCATCTTCGCCAGTGCCACGCCCGGCAGGGTGAAGGAATGCGGGAACTCGCCAGCGGCGAGGTCCGGAAAATCGGATGCGGGCAGGGCCTGCAGCGTGAAGCGCGAGCGGCCCGCCTTCACGGCCACGCGCCCTCCGCCGTCGGTGGCTTCGATGGCGACCTGCGCGCCGTCCGGCAGCTTGCGCACGATGTCGTGCAGCAGGTGAGCCTGCACGGTGATGGCGCCCGCGGTCTCGACCTGGCAGTGAATGCGGCCGGTCATCTCGATATCGAGATCCGACGCCTTGAGGTTCAGGGCCTCGCCGGCGGCATCCAGAAGAACGCTGGAAAGGATTGGGATGGTGGTCCGCTTCTCGACCACCCGGTTGAGGGCAGCGAGATTCTTGAGGAGCGCGGCGCGTTCGGCAATGATCTTCATGGGTGTTGCCCTCGGGAGGGTGGGCGGGCTCAAGGCCCGCCCGGTTTACGTTTTAGCCCTGCATCTCCGGTGTGCCTTCGAAGGTCGGCAGGCCGGTTTGACGAGCAACCGTGATCAGGTCATCGCGCACTCGCTCAGTGATGTGCTGGTCGGGACGGTAGAGCTGGTAGAACCAGACGATCCTCGAACCAGCCTTGCGGTAGCGCAGGCGCACGGGAATTCGCACGGGCTCACCCATGAAGAATGGTGCGATGCTGAGCAGGAAGATGCCTGGCACCTTCAGCGGCTTACCGTCGGCATCCTTGTGCACTTCTTCCCAGACGATCTGCCCCTCGCCGGTCTGAAGGGTCGTGGCCGATTTCACGACCGCCTCGACGTTGACCTGCAAGCCGCGCGAGAGCTGAACCAGATCGGCCGGCGTTGCGACGGTGGTGGCGAAGTCGCGTTCGAGGGCGATCTTCTCGGCATCGGTGGGGCTGGAGAGTTCGGCGATGCGGTCTTCGAGGAAGGCGGCGAATTCGGCCTGTTCCATCGGCTCGCCGTTCTGCTTGTTCCAAGCCTGCCACTCCTCCGAGAGGGGGAAAGCGTAGTGAATGCGATGCTTGCCATTGTCAGCCGCGCCGCCACTCTGGTTCTGGTGGTAGTCGATCACGGCCGTGAAGGTTGGCTTCTTCCAATCCGTGTTGGCGAAGACTACAGAATCACCGGTCTTGTGGCGGTCGACGAGTGCGATGAAGGAATCGAGGGTCAGCGCTGTGGCTGTGCCGCGCTTGAATCCGGGATACGTGCGATAACTTTCGAAATGCCGTGACACATCGACGAGGGTGGGAGTGTCGCCGTGGATGATCGCGACGGGGATTTCCGCTGGCACGCCGACTAGATCGGCGGGAGCTTTGATCGTGACGATCTCGACGCTAGTCGCTTTCGTGCCGAGTTCGGCAATGCGGTCGATGGTGCTGCCGTCGAACGTGAAGGCAGGGTCGAGCGGTCGCATTGCTTCTCCGACAACGAGCTCGGCTGTCTCGGCAGTCTTGGTGTCTTTGTTTTCCATGATGAGCCCCTACGGCTTTCTGCTGGGTGGGAAGGGTCAACCGGCTGCTTCGCGCGGGCCGGCAAACATGTTCATCTGCTGCGGGTGCTCGGTGGAGAGCGAGCCGTCGTCGAGAACCCAATAAAAGGACGAACCGCGCACAGGTTTGGGGCGCTTCGACTGGATGTCGGCGGTGATGGTGGCGCTGTTGCCCTCGACCTCGATGTCGAGCTTGAGGGTCACCGAACCCTTCACCTTCGCCTTGGCGCGACCGCCTGTCTGCTCTTTCAGCGCGGCGAGGGTTTCGGTGATCTCCTTCGACAGCTCGGCGGCAGCCTCGCCGTTTTCGAGTGCGCCGATGATGGTCTGCGCATCGCGGATGCGTTTCATGGGAAGAACTCCAGGTGATAAGCGGTTATGCCGCCCGCCGCAGCGCGGTGGGGCAGTAGAGGTCGAGGGCGGCGCGGTAGGCGTCTGCCGCGTAGGCCCAGGGCCACACCTTGAGGCGGCCCTCGAGGCGCACGGGCTCGGCCTGCTCGATCGCTGCGGCCCAGGGCTTCGGCGCCTTCGCCATGAGCTGGCGCCGTTCGGTGGCGAGCATGCGGAGATCCCACAGCTTCACCGCCTCGCGCACGTCGTCGGGCAGGGGGTAGGTGAGGCCGGCTGCCTCGTGCACCGCTCCGTCGACGCGGCGTTTCAACAGCTTGAGCGCGGCTTCGACCGTCTTGTTGAAAGTGGCGGCCACGTCCGCGCTGCCGGTCCGCTGCAGCGCGACGAGCCCGCTGCAGGCGGCGATGGCCTCCGCCATCGGCGTGGCGATGTCGCCGGTATAGGCCTCGTGCGCGTCGTGCAGGAGGAAGGCGGCGGCGATGTCGCGGCGCCGGGTCTCGCGCATGATGGCATGCGCCCCTTCCACGCAATGCTGCGCCACCGAGTAGGGCCCTGCCGCCACATGCCCCGTGAAGCGCGGGATGCGCGCCAGCGCCGGGATGACGTCGAGGTCGAAGTTCACATCGTCGGCGGAAGGATTGACCAGGTCGAAGGCCCGACCCGAGGCGGTCTGCATCCAGGTCATTGCGCCACCTCCGGTCTTTCCAGCACGAGCCGCTCGGCTGCGGCGAGGCGCTTCGCGAATTGCAGCAGGTCCTGCGCGAGTTCCGGCGTGACCGGTGCGCGCACGAGGATCGGGCCGCTGATGGTGCCTGCGCGAACGGTGAGCATCCGGATCTCGTCGTTGGGGCGGGCGGCGTTCCTGAACAAGGCCCACTCGATCCAGAAGGCATCGCCGATACGGGAGCCCTCCTGAGTGCTGTTCGCGATCCTGTCGGTGGATTGCGCCAAGGACATCACGCGGCCTCCTTCATGATCTGGACGTCACCCCTCGACAGATTGATGTCCCAGACCTCGTGCGCCGCGCCGCCCATGAACCGGGCCTCGTGCTGGCGGGCCAGCGCTCGGGCCTCGGCATCGTCGCCGCGCAGACGCGCGGAGCGCCAGCGCTGGTAGAGCTCGGAATAGCGGTGCGGGGTCTTGCCGTAACGCTTGTAGGGGGATTTGCCCTTGGCCATGGTGCGCCTCACAGCTTGCCGGTGAAGTGAGCGGCCCAGATGGCGACGGCCCCGAAGAACATGGCGAGGCTCGCGAGCTCGGCGGCGCCGCTGGCGAAACGCTGAACCCGCGCGAAGCCTTGCGCGGAGGGCGCGGTGCGGTGCACCTCGTCGCGCTCGCTCCGCTCAAGGCGGTTCTTCGCCGCCAGACCGTGGATCGCCACCTGGTGCTCGGTCCATCCGGCGTCGCACAGGTTCACCGGCTCCTCGCCGGCCTCGGCCTTCAGCCGGCGCAGGTCCTCGACCATCCGTTGCCGGATGCATTCGTGAACCCGCATCTCATGTCGTGGAACCGGCCAGATCCAGCCGTCATGCGTGGCGGTCTTCGCCTCGTTTCGCTCGTGCCCCATGGAATGCCCCCATCGGTGTGTTGATGGAGCAACGAAAGCATAACTTTCAGATAGGCGCAAGCTCTATGAAAGCAAAACTTTCAAATTGGCATCCGCGCGCACTTGCGCGGGCAAAGTCCCGACCTGTGAATTCCTGTGGATAGAGAGAAGAGACTCGACTCCTAGATAACGTTACCGCACCATGAACGAAATGAGAACAGACGGGGCAGCGATGCGGTATCAGAGTGGTGTGAGCGAATTGCGCCAAGCCTGGGCGGTGGACATCCATTGCGAGGATTGCGGCCGCACCCGGCGCTTTCACCGGCGCGAACTTCTGGAGCTCGACATGGAGGGATTTCGGACGTTCCCGCAGCTCGGGAGCAAGCTCTGCTGCCGGCATTGCCGGGAGCGTCGCGGGGAGGGGAAGAACATCTCCCTCAATCCGCGCTGGTTCAAACACTTTCTACAATGAGGGTGAAAGCGCTTTGTCAGTTTCGGGAAAGCAGATCCGGGACGTTCTGGCCTCCCGGTCCGTAGAGGGCCCATGCTGCCAGGCAGCCGATGGTCTTCCCGGCGGCCTCGATTCCGGCTTTGTGCTCTTTCGCCTTGGCAACGATGATCGCGTTGACCTTGGGGTCTTCGATGCTGAACTTGTACTGCACGCCGATGAGGGCCAGCAAAACGAGATTGGGCTTGTATTCCGGGCAGGCTGTGGCTGCCGCGAGTACCTGCGAAACGTGATTCATGGCGTTTCGCTGCGATTGGGTGAAGGTCTGGGCCGCGCCCGGCACCGACGAGAGGAGGTGTATCGTTGCCGTCGAAAGGCACAGGGCGGTGATCTTCATTCCCATCTCTCCTCTGCTCTAAATGCCCAGCAGCTCGTCCACGGGGATGACGCGGTGCAGGCTCTTCACCTCGTCGCGGTCGAATTCGATCTCCATGGGCGGATTGAACTGCGACACCACGATTTTGGTCGGGGTGCGCCGCACGAGGCGCTTGATGAAGCCGTCGCCGGGCTCCCCCTCCTCCGACGGCTTCAGCTCGATCACGACGTAATCCATGATGGCAGGGGGCCGGTGCGGATCGACATAGATCCGTTCGCCCTCCTCATATTTGGGGATCATGCTGATGCCGGTCACGCGAAGGGAATAAACGTCCTTCTTGTGCATGATGCCGGGCGGGCGCGGCGCCCAGTCCACCGTCTGGCCATTGAACTGGAAATCGGCATCGCCGCGCCGGCCGCCGATGGCCGCCCCGTATTCCGGAACGTTCCTCGGGCCGCCGAATCCTCGGAAATGAGGCAGGTCCTCTGCCTGGGACAGATCGATGTTGGGGGGAGGTGCGTCAGTAAGCATACCCGATGGTGCTGCTGGCTTGGGGGGCGCGGATCCATCGGGAGGGGTTCCGCGGCCATTCACCAGCCAGTCGACGCTGACGCCGAACCTATCGGCAATCCGGACGATGTTGTCGTTCTTGATCCCCTGATCGCGTTCCCAATTGCCGACGGCGCCGCGGGTTACCTGCAGCTGCTGCGCAAACTCTTCCTGAGTTAATCCGAGCACCCGCGCGCGCAGGTGCCGGATCCGTCCACCGGTCGTTTCCATGGGGGGCAGAATGTCGAAACAGATGCTTTCATTCATCAACAGATACGCTTGCGTGTTCATGAAAGATATGCTTTCATTGGTTCATGAGCGATGGACTGACAGAGGCGAAGGAAAAGGCGGGCGGGCCGGTCGGCTTGGCTCGTCTCCTGAACGAGATCGGCGTTGAGATTACCTCTCAGGCCATTTCGCAGTGGCAGCGCATTCCGCCCGCTCGTGTCCTCGATGTGGAGAGGGTCACGGGCGTGTCGCGCTATGAGCTTCGCCCTGATCTGTATCCGCCCCCGACCGATCTGGCGCCTCCTGGCTCGGAGGTGTCCCCATGACCGAGCGGCCTCCCTCCCAGTACATCTTCGGCTTCCTGCCCTCCTTCGCGAGCTGGGCGCTCGGCGCCGAGGACATAGCCGACTATCTGCGGGCGGGCCGCCTCGGCCTCTCCGTCGATGACCTGGGGCGCTCCTGCGAGCGGATGAGCCGGATCGACGGTAACGGCGATCTGAGATCCATTCAGTGGTGGATGTGCCGCTTTGCCGAGATGCGGGGCGGGCATTCCCGTGACGACATGGCCTGCATCCAGAAGCGGATGTGCCGGATCGGCTTTTCCCTGAACCAGATCGAGTCCGCCCTCGCGTTGAGCGAGCGCGAGGCTGCGCAGCGCCTCCTTCAGGTGGGTGCGGGCGGGACTGGTGCGGGGCAGGGCGTTCATGTGCGGGGTCCTCCGTGATGTCGTAACGCCGCCACCATCGCAAAGCTTAACCGTTCCCGCTCTGGGAAAAGCCTGCGCTTTTTCCCGTTGACGCCCGAGGTGTCTCATGAACCGCCCGATCTCCGATGCCTGGTTCCACCGCATCAAGGCCGCTACCCGCGATCTCGTGAAAGCCTGCGGCGGCCTCGACCGGTCCGGCGAAGTCGCCAGCCTCGGCAAGAGCACCATCGGGCGCTACCAGTCCTCCACCGACCCGGACATCATCCCGCTGCCCGCGGCGCTCGCTCTCGAGGCCGAATGCGGCATTCCGTACATCACCGCCGTGATGGCGGAGCTGAACGGGCGGCGGCTCAACGATCCCGATGCTGCGCAGGGTGCGACCGTCGCGTGCGTCGCCCGCGGCCATGCGGAGGTCATGCGCTCCAGCGCAGAGGTGGGCGCTGCGGCGGCGGACGCACTCTCCGATCTCACGATGACTCCGGTGGAGGCGGACATCGTCGACCGGCAACTCGCCGATCTGATCGCCAAGGCCACCGAGCAGCGTCAGCGCCTGGCGGCGGTGAAGGCGGGGGAGGCGACGCAGCCCACGCCGCTGCGGATGGTGCCGCGCGGGGGCTGACGCGGCACCATCCCGGCGAGCGGGAACACCTGCCGCCCAAGACCAAGAGGCCAAGAGGCCCGGTGTTGCGTAATTCGAGTGTAGGGGCAACCAATGCAGAAGCATGCAGACCTGCCGCAGGCCGGTGCGATTCCGCCGGCCACGCGCAAGGCCATCGCCGCCTGCCTGAGGCAGGGGCTTTCTCTCCGCAAGACCGTCGCCGAGACCGGAGCGCCCTTTTCGTGGGTGCGGCGGGTGCACGCCTTGCTGAACGATGTCGGCACCACGCACAGCAAGCGCCAGCCGCCCGAGGATCCGACGCACGACGAGATCGTGCAGCACGAGACCGACGGCGAGATGGCTTACGAGGAGCTCGTCGCGATCAACGCGGCGGTGCTGGCGGACCTCGAAAGGGAATTCGGCTCGCCGGAGAACTGCCCGTCGCTGGCCGAGGCCCGCGAGCCGCCGGAGGAGTTCCTTCCGTTTCGGCGCATGCTGCCGGCGAACGTAACCGCCCTCGTGCTCGGCGACCCGCCGCCCGGCTGGTCGGCCCTGTGCCTTCGCGCAGGATAGCCTCATGCGCCGCGGCCCTCACATCGTGCGGGTGAACCGCCGCCGGGCGCATGCCGCCGCACGGCGCATGCACCGGCTGGGCTACCCGCATCCCGCGATCTGCCGCGCCCTGCACCTCTCGCCCAGGCGTTTGCCCGCCATCCTCGCCGCGCGGGGCCTGTGGGATCAACGGGCCTGGGAACTCATCCAGGCGGCGCTCGCCGCGCCGTCCTCCGTCAACGAACCCGTGCGAGTCCTGCCATGATGCAGCTGTGGATCGAATATCTCTACTTCCTCACCCTCGCCAAGGGGGCGCACGGCGCGCTCGGCTTCGTGGTGGTGTCGGTTCCTTTCATCGTCTCGGCAATCCTCCTTCTGCTCGCCATCCATTGGTGCGACCGGCTGGTGGACGCGGTCTGCCACAGGCTCGGGAGGCGCGGATGACCACGCCGCTCAACCGGGCCATCCGCGAGATGTCGAAGATCTCGCTCGACATCGCGCGCGACCTCGAAGCCGCGCGCCTTTACGGCGGCTCGGCGGAGGACATCGCGCAGCTGGAGCGGGTGAAGGCGCAGCTGCGCCAGGCCCTCGACCAGATGCGCCACCTGCGCGGCGACCTGCTGGTGCGCCGACCTGCCGAGATGAGGCTGGTGTCGTGAGCGCCTCCTATCGCACGTTTCTCGAACAGAAGGTGCGGATGGCGCCCTCGATCGGATTCCATGTGGAACTCGACGAGATCAACCCGCTCCTGAAGCCGCATCAGAAGGCCATCGTGCAATGGGCGGTTCGTGGCGGCCGTCGTGCCATCTTCGCCGCCTTCGGTCTCGGCAAATCGGTCATGCAGCTCGAGGCGATGCGGCTGGTCCTGAAGGGTGTGGGTGACAGCGGACGGGGGCTCCTCGTGATCCCGCTCGGCGTCCGTCAGGAGTTCACCCGGGATGCGGCCATGCTCGGCCTGACGATCCGGTTCATCCGCAGGCCCGAGGAGATCGACGGGCCGGGCCTCTACATGACGAACTACGAGACCGTGCGGGACGGAAAGCTGGATCCCAATCTGTTCGACGTGGCGAGCCTCGACGAGGCCTCCGTCCTGCGGTCGTTCGGCTCCAAGACCTACCAGACCTTTCTCTCGCTCTTCGACCATGTGCGCTATCGGTTCGTGGCGACCGCGACCCCGAGCCCAAACCGCTACAAGGAGCTGATTCACTATGCTGGCTTCCTTGGCGTCATGGATACGGGCCAGGCGCTGACCCGGTTCTTCCAGCGCGACAGCTCCAAGGCCAACAACCTCACACTCTATCCGCACAAGGAAAAGGAGTTCTGGCTCTGGCTCAACTCCTGGGCCATCTTCCTGCAGCGGCCGTCCGATCTCGGCTTCCCGGATGATGGCTACGAGCTTCCGCCGCTGACGGTGGTCTACCACGAGGTTCAAATCGATCTGGCGGCAGCAGGCCCTGACCGGGACGGACAGGGCATCCTTTTCCGCGATGCCGCCCTGAACCTGACCGACACGGCCAAGGAGAAGCGCGACAGCCTGCCGGCGCGCATCGCCGCCATGCAGGCGATTCTGCAGGCGGATCCCGAAAGTCACTACCTCCTCTGGCACGACCTCGAGGACGAGCGGCGCGCCATCGAGGCCGCCGTGCCGAGGGCCGTGAGCGTCTATGGGGCGCAGGACCTGGAGGAGCGCGAGCGCGCCATCGTCGACTTCAGCGAGGGCCGGTTTCAGTACCTGGCCGCAAAGCCCGTGATCGCCGGATCGGGCTGCAACTTCCAGCGCCACTGCCACAAGGCAATTTTCCTCGGCATCGGCTTCAAGTTCAACGACTTCATCCAGGCGATTCACCGCATCCAGCGCTTCATGCAGGCGCATCCGGTGGAGATCCACATCATCTACGCCGAGAGCGAGCGCGAGGTTCTCCGCACACTCCAGGCCAAGTGGGCGCAGCACAACGAGATGGTTGAAACTATGACTGAGATCATCAGGGAGCACGGCCTCAATCATCTGACCATGGCCGAGGTTCTGACGCGCTCCATCGGAGTGGAGCGGATCGAGGCGAGCGGTGAGGGTTGGTTGGTCGCCAACAACGATTGCGTCGAGGAATGCCGACTGATCGAGGACAACAGCATCGATCTGATCGTCACGTCGATCCCCTTCTCGAACCACTACGAGTACACGCCAAGCTACAACGATTTCGGGCATACGGACGGCGACGAGCATTTCTTTGCCCAGATGGACTTTCTCACCCCGGAGCTGCTCAGGATCCTCAAGCCCGGTCGGCTTGCCTGCATTCATGTCAAGGACCGGATCCTGTTCGGGTCGGTGACCGGCTACGGAACGCCGACGGTCAATCCCTTCCATGCCAAGACGCTCTTTCACTGCATGTCGCATGGGTTTGCCTATATGGGCATGATCCAGATCGACACCGACGTGGTGAGGGAGAACAACCAGACCTATCGTCTCGGCTACACGGAAATGCGCAAGGACGGGACCAAGATGGGCGTGGGTTCGCCCGAATACCTGCTGCTCATGCGCAAGCTGCCCACCGACCGCAGCCGGTCCTATGCCGACGATCCGGTCGTCAAGAGGATCGAGGATTACAGCCTCGCGCGCTGGCAGATCGATGCCCATGCCCGCTGGCGTTCCAGCGGAGATCGTCTTCTGTCGCCGGACGAGATGGCGGCGCTGCCGCCTGATGTTCTCGCCAAGGTGTTCAGGGCCTACAGCCTGCAGAGCATTTACGACTACGAGCACCACGTCCGGATCGGCGAAGCACTCCAGACCCGCCATGCGCTGCCCTCGACCTTCATGGCCCTGATGCCGGGGGCGTCCAGCGCCTTCGTATGGGACGATGTCAACCGCATGCTGACCCTGAACACGAACCAGTCGGCGAAGGGCCGCGAGAAGCATGTCTGTCCCTTGCAGTTCGATATCGTCGACCGCTGCATCGAGCGTTATTCCAACAAGGGTGAACTCGTCTTCGATCCTTTCGGCGGGTTGTTCACGGTCCCCTATCGGGCACTGCATCTGGGTCGCAGGGGCCGAGCTGCGGAACTCAACACCGGCTATTTCTTCGATGGGGTCAAGTACCTTGAGGCGAAGGAGCGCCAAATGGCGATGCCGTCGCTCTTCGATTTCGCGCCGCCCTCTCTGGAAGCCGCAGAATGAACGCGCCCGTGGAATCGCCTCTCCTTGGCATGGCGCTGGCCTATGCGGCGCGCGGATGGCCTGTGTTCCCATGCTCGCCCAGCCAGGAGAAGGGCGTCTCGAAGCGGCCGCTCACTCCGAAGGAGACGCAGCCCGGCGCGAAGGATGGAGGCCTGTACCTCGCCACCACGGATGGGGCGCAGATCCGCGAGTGGTGGCGGCGGTGGCCCAAGGCTCTGATCGGTCTGCCGACGGGTGCCCGCTCCGGTATCGTGGTGCTCGATCTCGACCCTGAGACGTTTCCCGCCGACACGATGCTGCGGGCAGTGACAGATTTCTGTGGCGGCGTGCTGCCGCCCTGCCCGGTGGTGCGCACGCAATCGGGCGGGCTGCACCTGTGGTTCGCCTATCCCGATCTGCCGGAGGGCGAGAAGCTCGGCAACCGTGCGGCCTTGTTCAAACATGTGGAAGGCATCGACGAGGCGATCCGCGAGCACGTGGATATTCGTGGCGAGGGGGGCTACGTGATCGTGCCGCCGTCGGTGATGGTCGACGGCCTCGCATACGCCTGGGAAGCGGAACCCGACGACGAGCCTCCACCCGCGCTACCGCCGCGGCTGCTCGACGTGATCCTCCGACGCGGGGAGTTCTCCCGCGACCGGCAGCGGGAGCGGGTGCCCCCTTCGGCGCCGTCGCCAAGCGACCCGGCGGATGACAGCGTGCGCCGTTATGCCATTGCCGCCATGGACAAGGAAATCCAGGAGGTGGCCCGTGCCGGATCCGGCCAGCGCAATCACGCGCTGAATCGGGCCGCCTTCGCGCTGGCGCAGCTCGTCGCGGCGGGCGTGCTCACCGAGAGCGTGGTGCGGGCCTCGCTGGAGGATGCCGCCAACCGCAGCGGTTTGGTGAAGGATGATGGCTGGAAATCCGTGCGCGACACGATTCAGTCCGGTTTCCAGGCAGGCCTGATGCAGCCGCGCGATCTCACTGACGTGGCCGCCAAGGCCCGCGAACGGGCCGAGCGATTCGGCTCCAAGCAGGGCGCGCGTGTGGCGCCGCCTCGATCCGAGGCGCGCCCCGCAGCCCCGTCGTCTCAGGAGCCTGAGGGAACCTTCGATGACGGCGGCGCTTCCGGTGACCGTTTCGACGAGGATGGTGATGCCGGGCCATCGGATGCCGATGCCACGGGTGTCGATCCCGAGGTGCTGGAGCGCTGCGCGGCCCTCGATCACTCCGACACCGACAACGGCCGCCGGCTGATCGCGCATTTCGGGCAGGATCTCTGCGTGATGGAGCAGGAAGGCGCGCGCAATCTCGATTTCCTCGCCTGGACAGGAACGCATTGGGATATCGTCAGCGGCAACGACGCCGCCCTGCGGGTCGCTCAGAAGATCGGCGGCCGCATTGCCCTGGAGGCCGACTTCCTCACCTTCCTGCCGCATGAGAAGCGTCTTCTGGCGGATGCGGAGCGAGCCTCGGCGGAACTCGCGGCAATGGAAACCCGGCGGTCCGAGTGGAACGATGCCGACAAGGCGAAGGTGCGCGACTTGGAGCGATCGATTTCCGCCGGTAAGGAAGCCCGGGCGGCCCTGGACAAGCGCAAGAAGGCGCGCCGGCAGTTCGCCGTCTCGTCCAAGAACAAGGCGAGGCTGGAGGCCATGCTCGCCTGCGCTGCGCCGCATCTCACCCGCCGGCCGGACGCCTTCAATGCTGACCCTATGCTCGTCGCCACCAAGGCGCATACCCTGCGCTTCGTGCGCATGGTCGACGACGAGAACGCCAATTCCGACGAGCCGCGCATGACCGGCAGGGTGGAGGTGATCGAAGGACACCGGCGCGAGGATTACATCACCCATATCGTGCCGGTGCTCTACGATCCGCAGGCGGCATGCCCGAAATGGACCGCGTTCCTTGAGGAATTCCTACCCGTGGAGAGCGTGCGCCGCTGCGTGCAGGTGTTCTCCGGGCTCGGGTTGCTGGGGCTGCCGATTCAGAAGCTGTTGTTTCACTATGGGCTCGGCGCCAACGGCAAGTCGGTTTTCATGGAGGTGCTGATGCGCCTCTTCGGGCCTCTCGCCGTGGGCCTGCCGTCGGAGTCCATCGTCGGCTCCTCGGAACGCTCCGGCGCCGGCGCCAGCCCGGATCTTGCGCGGCTCTACGGCCGGCGCGTGGTGCGCGTGCTCGAGCTGCCGGCGGACAAGCCCGTGCAGGAAGACCTGGTGAAGAAGCTCACGGGCGGCGAGAAGATCCCGGTGCGATCGCTGTTCAAGGGTTTCTTCGAGTTCCAGCCCGTGTTCAAGGCGCACATGTCCGGCAACGGCTTCCCGCGCATCGACGGCACCGACAACGGCATCTGGCGCCGCATTGCGGTGATCCACTGGCCAGTGACACTGGAGGAAAGCCGGCAGGGCAACTTCGAGGATGTGGTGAGCGGCTTTGCCGACGAGCAGTCCGGCATCCTCAACTGGCTTGTCGAAGGGGCCATCACCTACCTCAGGGAAGGGCTCGTGCTGCCCGACGAGGTGAGGGCCGCCACGCAGGAGTACCGCGACGAGATGGACCCGATCGGGCAGTTCGCGGCGGACTGCGTGGAGAAGGCGCCTGGCGAGAATGTGCCGGCACGGACGATGTACGATTCCTACGTGTCGTGGTGCATTGCGAACGCGAAGAAGCCGGTGTTCGAGACCAAGTTCGGCCGGGTGATGAAGACCAAGTTCGCCCGCGACGACAAGAGCCGCATCCGCCAGTACGTCGATTGCCGGCTGCACGACGTGCCACCGCGCCCGGATGCGCAACCCCGCAGCCCCTATGACGACTAAGGCGATGGCCGAAACCCTCGCGTACGCGTGTATTCTTTCGAGGGTTGAGAGGGTTTGCGAGGGTTATACGAAACCCTCGCAAACCACTTAAGTGAGCATGATCAAAGGGTTGCGCGTGTTCTGCGAGGGTTGCGAGGGTTTAGCCTCGCGTATGTATATGTTTTGGGGCTACGGGGGAGGATTTCTAAGACGATGAAAATTCTCATGTATATGGGACAAACCCTCGCAACCCTCGTAGAAGAGTAACTAAATATATGAAGGTGTTGAAGAAAATGGGGCTGCGAGGGTTTTTGAAAACCCTCGATCAACCCTCGCAACTCTCGCAACAGGATTAGGGGCTATGGAAAAGGCGACAATCGATATCGAGGACCTGCTGATCTGGGCCTATCGGGACATGGTGATTGACCGGACCACGCTGCTGCGGGAGGACCGTGAGCCGCCGCCGGCGTGGTCTCCGGGCTTCGGGGCGTTGAAGATGATCGCCGAGCTCGGGCTGCTCATCCCGACTACGGGCGCCGGCATGGACGCGCCGGGCTCGACGGCGCACGAGGATGCCGACCGGGTGCACGCGGCGGTGCTGCGCCTGGGAGAGATGTTCATCGAGGCAGGCGACGACCATGCGCAGGTCTGGGACCGGGCGGAGGAGGAGGCGCTGGGCTTTTCCATCCGCAAGACGGCGCGCGGCTTCGAGGTACGGCCGGCGGATGGTCCCGCCCGCCCGGTGGAGCGGGCGGTGACATCGGCCCTCGTCGTGCTGCATGCCAAGCGGGGCGACAGGCCCGACGTATACGAGGGCTGGCGACCGGGGCAACCGATGCGCATCGATGCGCGCGGGCGGCACGTGCCGGATCACGAGGCCGCTGAGATCTCTGCGCAGGAGGTGAGCGTGGCGCGGGCGCGCTACCACGTGTGGCGCGCCGCGCTGGCGGCCCTGGCGGAGGAACTCGCAGGCGAGCTGGAGCTCTTCACTGTCACCGGCCCGCGCGCGCCGGCGGCGCCCTGGTGGGAGGAACAGCGCGAAAAAAAGATCATCGACATCGGTCCGATGTGCGAGGCTACCCATGCTAAACTCTTGGAGAGGCGAAGGAAAAAGGCGATTTGACAGATGCCCCCTTGACGCTATTCTGGTCACAGTCAATCAGGTCAAGAAAACCCCGGCTCCGCGCCGGGGTTTTGCGTTTCGGGGTGGGTCATGTGATCGAGATCAAGGTCGATACGGTCGATCTCACACGGTTTGCCAACAAGCTCGAAGCTTTGGGAGAGAATGCGCCGCTGGCTATCGGCCGTGCGCTGAACCATACTGGGGCGAAAGCCCGCACGGCGATGATCCGCAGCCTGACCAAGCAGACGGGCCTCAAGCGCAAAGTTATCGTTCGGGCGCTGAAGGTGAACCCGGTCAAGTACGGGAATCCCAAGATCGGGCGGCTGGATGCGCGCTCCTCCTACATCATCGAATCTCGCGGCGGCAACATCTCGCTGAAGTACTTTGATGCACGTGAGGTGCGAAAAGGTGTTTCAGCCAAACCATGGGGCAAACGCCGGTTGTACCCCGGCACGTTTATTCGTGGCGGCCTTCACCCCAACCGGGTCGGCATCTCCAAGCTCGGCGGACATGTGTTCCGCAACGTGGAGGGTGGCAAGTGGCGGGGTAAGATCGAGAAGGTTAAGTCCAACCTCACTATCCCTGAGGAGATGGTGCAGGGTGCAACAGAGGCGGCGTTCTTCCAAGTCGTGCAGAGCGATCTGCCCAAGAGGCTCGAGCATGAAATGGATATCCTTATGCAGATCGAGGGTCTGCTTTGACCGAGGCCACGCCTACCTCATGCGCCCCGAGGGGGTGCGGGTCCTTCCCGGGCCCCACCCTCTCGCGGGCGAGATCGCTCCCGAATTTCTGCCAGTAATCCACCTCCAAATTCAGGGTTGACGACGTTGACGACGGTGACAACTGCGGTTGACGCACCGCGCACCGTCATGTGGTCTGTGTCCCAGATCGCGGAGCGCGACGGCGTCTCGAGACAAGCGGTCTCTAAGAAGGTAAAAACGCTCGTGGAGCGTCACGGCCTCACGGTCGAGCGGGACGGGCAGGGGCGCATTCAGGCGGTGAACGTCGCCGAGTACGACCACCTGAACGGTCGCTACGGCGACCCCTCGAAGGCGCAGGTCCCGCGCAAGACTGAGGCGCAGGATCTGCCGAAAAGCGAATCCTATGACGAGGCCCTGCGCCAGAAGACCTGGCATGAGGCCGAGCGCCGACGCATCGAACTCGACGAACTCAAGAAAAGGTTGGTGCGGGTCGATGCCCTGCTCGATGCCATCGCCCGCGTGGGCGAGGACATCGTGCGGGTGATCGATCGCCTGCCCAACGCCACCGACGATCTCGCCGCGGCCGTCGCCCGCGAGGGCGCGCATGGCTTGCGCGTCGGACTCAAGAACGTAGCGGCGAAGATGCGGCAGGATGTGGCGCAGGCTCTCGCCGCTCTGGCCGAGAGCGCGCCCGCCACCGATGAAGCGCCGCCGGCCCCGGAACATGCCCCATGAGCGGACATCCTTCTGCCCTGCGGCTTCTGGCCGAGCGGCTCGCTGAGAGCATCAGGCCGCCGCGTCCGATGCCATTATCGCAGTGGCTGGCCGAGAACCTGGAGCTGGTCGACGGCCCTCTCGCCGGTGAGTTGTGGGATCCAGCCGGAGCGCCGTACCTGGTCGAGATCGCCGACTGCCTGTCGGAAGATCACCCGTGCAATCTGGTCACGGTGCGTAAGTCGCAGCAGACCGGCGCTTCGATCCTGGCGCTGGGCTGGACCCTCTACGTGTCAGAGCGCGAGCCGGCGAACCTGCTCTACGGCGTTCCGGGCATCGACGCGCTACGCGACCTCAACAGTGGCAAGCTTCAGCCGCTGATAGACGCGTGGCAGAAGCGAACGAACCGTCAGGTGATCGTGCCGCAGACCTCGCGCTCCGGCACCGGGTCGACTACCTATGAAAAAGTCTTCCCGGGCGGACGCATCTGGCTCGCCAATGCCAACACCGTCATGGACCTCTCGTCGAAGACGGCGAAGAAAGGGGTCAAGGACGAACTGTCGAAGTGGCAGGACATCCCCGGCTTCGGCGATCCGGAGACACTGTTCTTCGGGCGCTTCACCGCCTTTCGCCGGACCAAGAGCTACAAGATCCTTGAGATCTCGACGCCAGAAATCGACACTGGCGACGAGCTCGGCGAGATGCCCGGCCATTGCCGCATCGACAGGAGCTTCAAGCGCTCCGATCAGCGCTACTGGAATCTGACCTGCCCGGAATGCCAGCGGCTGTTCGTGCATTCCTTCGAACGCTTCAAGGTCAACGAGAAGCAGCCGCACAAAAGTGTCTACGTGCACTCCTGCGGCCACGAAATTTCCGAGGCCGAGCGGGTCGCGGGCGTGAAGGCCGGCCGGTGGATCCCGATGCTCGACGATCCCGATCGTCACCCTGGGTTTCACATCGATGCCTTCATCTCGCTGATGATGAGTTACGAGGCCATCGCCGAGGACTGGATCAAGGCGCAGAAGTCGGAAAGCGCCAAGAAGGATTTTTACAACCTCAATCTCGGCTTGCCGTTCAAGTTCACCGGCAACGCGCCCGATCACGTCAAGCTGATGGAGCGCCGCGAGGAGGGGATGAAACGCGGGCATGTGCCACCGCGCGGTCTCATCCTGGTGGCATCCGCGGACGTGCAGATGCGCGGCATCTGGGTGATGGTTACTGCCTATGCTTCCAATCGGGAGCGGTGGGTGGTGGAGGCCCTCTATCTCGACGGCGATACGTCCACCCCCGATGGTGAGGCGTTCCAGAAGCTGCGTCAGCAGGTGCTGGAGCGGAAATACCCGGACGCCTTCGGGCGCCTGCGGACCATCGACGCGCTCGGCATCGATTCCGGCTATCGCACCCATGTGGTCTATGCCTGGGTGCGCAACACTCAGCGACCTCACCCGGACACTGGCCGAGATCTCATTCTCGCGCTGAAAGGCGACGAGGGTTGGGGCAAACCGGCCATCGGTCAGCCGGTGCTTGTCGACATCGATCTCGACGGCCGCAAGGTCAAGCAGGGGTGTAAGAAGTGGGGTGTCGGCACGTGGCCGCTCAAGGGCAGCTACTACGCCGACCTGCACAAGGAGGGCGTCAAGTCCGGCAAACTCACGGACCCGGATGGCTACTGCCATTTCGGAACGTGGCAGGACGAGGAGTTCTTCAAGCAACTCACGGCCGAGGGGCTTGAGGACATCATCGTCAAGGGCCGGGTTACTGGACGCCGATGGGTGCCGCTGCGCCCGGACAATCACTTCTTCGATTGCGCTGTCTACAACGACGCACTCGCCGAATACCTCGGGCTGTCGACCATGACGCCTGAGGAGTGGGCCGCGCTGGCGCGGGCCCGGGGGCTGCCGGACGAGCTTCTGAAGGTCGACCTCTTCACGCCTACGCGGAGCGTCGCGACCGAACAGGAGCCGCCCGGTGCGCCCGCGCCGCCGGCCCACGATCAAACGCCTTCCGCTGAACCGGAATCCTCCTGGTTCGACGACCGCACCGACGACTGGATGGGACGCCGCTAACGATGGCCTTCTCGCAGAATGACATCGATACCCTGAAGAGGGCCATCGCCACGGGCGCGCTCAAGGTTCGTTATGCAGACGGGCGCGAGACCACCTTCCGCTCCCTCAAGGAGATGCGGGAAACCCTGGAGATGATGGAAACCGAGGTGAGAGGCGAGGCGAGGATCCGCACGTCCTTCGCCTCCTTCGAACGCGATTGAGGACATCATGAACATTCTCGATCGCGCAATCGAGTTCTTCGCGCCCCGCGCCGGGCTGCGCCGGGCCGAGGCTCGCTTCGTGCTCGATCAGGTCCGCTCCTACGAATCGGCCCGCATCGGCCGGCGCACGGAAGGGTGGCAGGCCTCCAAAGGCTCCGCCAATTCCCTGATCAAGGGCAAGCTGCCCTTGATCAGGGCGCGCTCCCGCGAGCTGGTGCGCAACACCTGGTGGGGGCCCCGGATCGTGTCGGTGTTCACCGCGCATGCGGTCGGCACCGGCCCGACCCCGGTGAGCAAAACCGGCAACCGAACCCTCGACCGCAAGGCTGCGAAGCTCTGGCGCGAGTGGGGCAAGACCTGCGACGCCGAAGGCCAACTCGACATCAATGGTCTCCTCGCCCTGGCCTGCCGCACCACGATTGAATCGGGCGAGGTGCTGGCGCGAAAGATCCTCACGCCGCTCGACGGCACCCGGAAGGTGCCGCTCGAGATCATGCTGCTGGAGCCCGACCACCTGGACGGAAGCCGCGACCGGGCCGATGCCGAAGTGGTCATCGATCAGGGGATCGAGTACGGCCGCAACGGGAAGCGCACGGCCTATTGGCTGCTGCCGGAACACCCAGGTTCTCAGATCGTCCGCTCGCGCGCCGCCTCGCAGCGCATCGCCGCCTCCGACATCCTTCATCTTTACCGCAAGGACCGGGTCGGGCAGGGGCGCGGTGTGCCGTGGCTCTCGCCGGTGGCGCTTAAGGGACGCGATCTGGCGGACCTTGAGGATGCAATCATCGTCAAGGCGAAGGTCGAGGCCTGCTTCGCGGCCTACGTCAAGACCAATGATCCGGCACGCACCATCGGGCAGGCGCATACCGAGCAACGCGGCGGCGGCAAGAACCGCCGTATCGAGCGCCTTTCTCCTGCCATGGTCACCTACCTCGAGCAGGGCGAGGAAATGGGTTCGGTGAACCCCTCCTCGTCGCTGGCGTTCGACGCGGTGCTCATCAACACCTGGATGGCGCTCGCGGCGGGAGCCGGACTCACATACGACCAGCTCACCGGCGATCTGCGCCAGGCGAACTATTCCAGCCTGCGGGCAGGGAAGATCGAGTTCCGCCGCCTGGTGGAGCAGTTCCAATGGCTCACGCTGGTGCCGATGCTGCTCGATCCGCTTTGGCAGGCCTTCACCGAGGCCGCCCAGGATTGGGGTGCCTTGCCGCGACGGGCTGGCGGCTACCCGGTCGAGTGGATCATGCCGGCGGTGGAGCCCATCGACCCGCTGAAGGATCTGCAGGCCGACATTCTGGCCGTGCGCGCCGGTCGCATGACTTGGCCGCAATTCGTGGCCGCCTGGGGCTTCGAGCCCGAGGAGCAACTCGACGAAATCGAGCGCTGGCAGAAGGACATCGACAAGCGGGGGATCGTGCTGGACGCCGATCCGCGCCGGGCGCTCAAGGGCGTCAAGGGTGCGCCGCAGGACGATGTCAGCGAGCCGGGCTCCTCAACCTCTAAGGATCCGCCGGATGAACAAGCCGATTGATCAAAGGGCATTGCCGTCGGCTCTGCCGCTGCAGACCCGCGCTGCCCCAGTCACTACGGTGGATGCGGAAAAGCGCACTGTCGAGGTGACTTGGACCACCGGCGCCGCGGTGCGCCGCCGCCGCTGGGTGGGATGGGACACCGTCGTTCCCTTCGACGAGATCCTCACGGTGAGCCGCGATGCGGTGAACCTGGAGCGCCTCAATGCCGGTGCTCCCGTTCTCGACAGTCACTCGATGTGGTCGACCTTCTCGCAGGTCGGCGTCGTCGAGCGAGCGTGGATTGAAGGTGGTGAGGGCCGCGCGGTTGTCCGCTTTCCTTCCAAGGGAACGGACGAGAACGCGGACCGCATCTTCGCTCTCGTGTCTGAGGGCATCCTCCGAAACATCTCGGTCGGCTACTCCATCGACAAGGTGCGGGTGGTCCAGCCTGAAAAAGCCGGAGAGGTCGAGAAGCGGATTGCGGAGCGGTGGACGCCGCACGAGATCTCCTTTGTGACTATACCGGCCGATCCCGGCGCCCAGGTCCGGGGTCATGACAATGCGGCGATGTACCCGGTCGAGATTATCGGTCGCATCGACGCCGCACCCGACCCTCTGTCTCACTCCACGATCGCTCGCATGCGCATGCGCGAGGCCCTCGCCTCGGCACGGTGATCGAACCCTTCACAATTGCCGCCTGCGCCCGCCGGGGCCGCAGGAAAACGGTCGACAGCCCCGGATGATCCATGAGGAACCAACGATGTTGAAGGCCCATAGCCTGAAGTTGGCGGCCGTCGCTTTTGCGCTGTGCGCCGCCTTTGTGATGTTCTCCCCGGAAGCGTTCGCCGCCACCTTGCCGGTCAAGGCGTCGCTCATCGATCACTCGTCCGTGCTGCAGCTGGTGTCCGAAGCCGGCATCGCCCTCGCGACCCTGCGCTCCAAGCACGACGACCTTGTCTCCCGCGCCCAGGCCAAGCAGGCGGAGATCAAGGACGGCATGGCGCCCGAGGACGTGAAGCGGATCGAAGACGAGCATGCAGTCCTCGTTCGCGAGATCGAGGGAGTGAAGGAGGATATCCGAAAAGCGGAACAGGAGGAACGCTCCAATCCAGCCTCCGTCGCTGCCGAGCGGACCCGTTCCGCCGAGATCACCACGCTGGCCCAGCGCCACAACATGCCGGCCGACTTTGCCGCCAAGCACATCGCGGACGGCACCTCCCTGGAGGATGTCCGCAAGATCGTTCTCGACGAGGTGGCCAAGCGTGCGGAGCAGAGCCGCATCTCCCCCAGGGCGACGGTCCTCACCGATGAGGGCGACACTATCCGCGCCGCCGTGGAGACCGCGATCCTCCACCGTGCCAACCCGGCCGCCGTCAAGCTCGATGACGCGGCACGCTCATGGCGGGGCATGTCGCTCCTCGAGATGGGGCGCGTGTTCGTGGAAGACACGCAGGGCGTGAAGCTGCGCGGCCTCGGCAAGCGCGAGCTGGCTGGCGTGCTGCTCGGCCTCGACCGCCGCTCGGGCATGATGTCGACCTCCGACTTCCCGCAGCTCCTCGCCAATGTCGCCTCCAAGCGCCTGCGCGACGGCTATGGCTCCGCCCGCCAGACCTGGCGTCCGTTCTCCCGCCAGTCCAATGCCCCGGACTTCAAGGAACGGGCGATCGTTCAGCTCTCAGGCATGCCGGAGTTCCTGAAGGTGAAGGAAGGTGGCGAATACCAGAGCGCCTTCCTCGGAGAGAGCGTCGAGAAGTATGCGCTGGCCACCTACGGCCGCATCATCTCGATCACGCGCCAGACCCTGATCAACGACGATCTCGGCGCCTTCGACCGTCTGCCGACCTTGTTCGGCCGAGCCGCGGCGGAGCTGGAGAGCGATCTGGTCTGGGGCGTCCTCCTCAACAACCCGAAGATGGGCGACAACGTGGATCTCTTCCATGCGGACCACGGCAACCTCGCGGCTTCGGGCGGTGCTCCGAGCGAGACCACCGTCGAGGCGGCGGAAATCGCCATCGGCGCTCAGAAGGATGCTGCGGGCAAGCCGCTCAATCTGACGCCTCGCTTCCTCGCCGTATCGCGCAAACACAAGGTCGGCGCCCAGAAGCTGCTGACGGCCGTCACGGCGTCGAAGACCGGCGATGTGAACGTCTATCAGAACACGATGGATCTCATCGTCGAGGATCGCCTCTACAACGCCGGCGGCGCCTGCCCCTGGTTCATCATCGGCGATCCGGCGCAGTGGGATACCATCGAGTACGCCTATCTCGAAGGCGAGGAAGGCCTCTACACCGAGGAGCGCATGGGCTTCGAGGTCGATGGGATCCAGATCAAAGGACGCCTCGATTTCGCGGCGAAGGCGATCGATCACAAGGCCTTCTACAAGAATCCCGGCAACTGAGCCGGTCTGACCTGATCGCCCGGCGGCCGGATCCCCGGCCGCCGCCTGTTCATACCATCGCGAGACTGCTCTCATGAAAAACCATGTCAAGAAGGGCGACACGCTCACCGTGCCGGCTCCTTATGCCGTTGCCTCGGGCGACGGCGTGCTGGTCGGCTCCATCTTCGGAGTGGCCGTCACCAGCGCCGCCCAGGGCGAGGATGTCGAGATCAAGACGACGGAAGTCTTCGATCTCAAGAAGACGTCGGCCCAGGCCTGGGCGCTCGGCGCCCTGATCTACTGGGACAACACGGCCAAGGAAGCGACGACGACCGCCACGAACAACAAGCTCATCGGAGCTGCGATTGCCGCCGCCGCCAATCCGTCAGCGACCGGCAAGGTCCGTCTCAACGGCGCCTTCACGTCGTAATCCGCCATGCCCTCGCTCTTCGCATCCCTCGAACAGGCGGCGGGTGAGACCGTCGACTCCGTCTTCGCCGAGGCCTTCCTCCTTCAGCCTCGCGCCAAGGCCGGCGGCGACGTGAACGCCCGAGCCGGCAATGCCGGCCCGGCCGTCCCGTTTCGGGGGATCTTCTCGTGCAACGGGCAGGCCATTACCGCCAAGACGCGCGGGCGGGTGGAGGACACCGACACCACCGCGCTGATCGCCGCGCCGCCCTTCGTGGATGCCTTCGCGTCCGCGTTTCCTGAACGCCCGCAGGTGGGCTGGCACGTCACGCGTGCCGAGACCGGCGAGCGCTTCCGGATCGCGGAGGTGATGGACCGCGAGGGCGGGCGGCTCATCCTTGCTCTGACGAGGCAGCAATGAGCCTTGCCCGCACCGCCCTGCGTCTGGCCACCGTCGCCGCTCTTAAAGACGATCCCGTGATTGCCGCAATGTGCGGTGAGATCACCGCCTACGGCGAACTCTCAATTCGCATCTACGACTCTCGTCTGGAGGAGTTCGACCGCAAGGAGCCGGTGCCGGTGATCGTCGTCACCACCGACGACGACCGGCGCGAAAGCAACGCGGCGGGCGGGCCTGCCATCGAGCACGTGGTCGATCTCACCGTCGAGATCGCCATGAAGGCGCTGGCAACGGACGATGCCGACCAGGTTCTCGGCATCGGGTCGCCCGCAACAGACGGTGAGATCGAAGCCTCGCTCGACCTGCTCGAGGAGCGGGTGATCGAGGCGCTGGAGTTCGCCGATGCGGCCTCGCTGGTCCGTAAGGTCACGCGCCGTCCGCCTGCGATGAAATCCTCTCGCTTCGTCACCGACGAGACCGGCGAGAAGCTGGCGATCCGGCTGGTGACGCTGACGGCCTCGCTGAAAGGCGAGGACCGGCACGCGGCGGATATCCCGCAGGGTCCCTTCGCCCGCCTGCCGGAACCCCTGCGCACGGTGTGCGCGGCAATGCCGGAGGGCTCCTCGGCGCGGGCCACCTGCCAGATGATTCACGATGCCCTGCCTCCGTTGGAGGTGGAGCTCTACACGGGCGCGGACATCACCCTGCGCCCCGATCCATCCCAGCCGCTGCCGCAGCCGGGGGAGGGCGAGCCGCACGCTCCCCTGGTCCAGGTGCAGGCCGTCCGTCCGTGAGGGACCATGTCAGACCGCATCTACGTCAAGCCCGCCGTCGCCGGCGCTCAGATCTTCGATCCCCTCCGGGGTCACTACGTGCCGCAGGACGGGGCCTTCGTGCCCCGTGACCCGTACTGGTCCGGGCTTCTGGTCCGGGCCGACCTGGTGGAGGCAAAGCCTCCGAAGGAGCCCGCGCCGGAACCGGCGCCCGCCACCCCCGAATCCTAAACCCCACCCGGGCCGCATGACGCGGCCCTCTTCATTTTCGAGGAGAGCCGTTCATGGCTGTCGCCTTCAACAACATGCCGGGCAACATTCGGGTGCCCGGTGCCTATTTCGAGGTGAATGCGGGCGTCCCGCCCTATTCCGGCCTGTCGCGGACCCTGCTGATCGGCCGCAAGACATCGGCGGGCTCGGCGGAAATCGGCAAGGTCGTGAACCTGGGATCGGGCGATCCCAACGCTCTGTTCGGCGCAGGATCCATGCTGGCCGACATGGCGCTCTACGCCCGCCAGCACAATCCCATCGGCGAGATCTGGCTGCTGCCGGTCACGGATCCGTCCGGCACGGCCGCCTCCGGCTCAATCGCCATCACCGGCACGGCGACCGCCGCCGGCACGCTGGTGCGCTACGTTGCGGGCGAGCGCTATTCGGTTGGTGTCGCGGTCGGCGATACGGCCGCCACGGTGGCCACGGCCCTCAAGGCTGCCATCGACCGGGGCTACACCAAGTTCAACCGCGCCATGAGCGCGCCCGTCACCACGGCGGTCTCGACCGGCACCGTGACGCTTACGGCCCGCCATGTGGGCACCGAGGGCAACGGCATCCGCATCGAGGCGGGCCTCGACGGCGACGAGATCGACCCGGCGGGTCTGACCGTCACCATCACGCCCATGTCGGGCGGGACCGGCGACGTGGACCTCGCCGCAGCCCTTGCCGCGCTCGGCGACGCGCCCTTCGATCACATCGGCTCGCCCTACGTGTCGGCGAGCCAGCTCAACGCTGTGCGTGACTTCCTGTCCGATTCGGGCACGGGCCGATGGGCGCCGACGGTCGGCCTGATGGGGCACAACTTCACCGCTTTCAATGGCAACCTTGCTGCGCAGACGGCGCTCGGCCAGGGCCGCAACGACCAGCACACCTCGATCCTCGGCCTCAACAACTACCCGCATCCGTCCTGGTGCTGGGTAGCGGCCTTGGTGGGCGTGGTGGGCTTATCGAAGGATCTCGGACGCCTCGTTACCGAGGCGGTCGAGATCGCCCGCCCGTTGCAGACGCTGGTGCTCCAGGGCCTTCGCGGCCCGAAGGCAGCCTCCGACCAGTGGAAGATGGCCGACCGGCAATCGCTCTACTCGAACGGCATCTCGGCGGTGACCTTCCGCGCCGACGGGCAGGCCGCCATCGACCGGGTGGTGACCACCTACCGCACCAATGCTTGGGGGCAGCCCGACATCACCTATCTCGATGTCGAGACCATGTACATCGCCATGTACGCGGCCCGGTACTTCAAGCAGCGCATCCTCGCCACCTATCCGCGCCACGTGCTGAAGGACGAGAACCCGCGCAAGGTGCAGGGCATCGTCACCCCGCCGCAGATCAAGGCGACGCTCATCCACGCCTACCGCGAGCTGTTCGATGCTGGTCTGGCCGAGAAGCCGGAGCTGTTCGCACAGTTCGTGATCGTGGAGCGGTCCGGCGACCCGAACCGGGTCAACGCCTACATCCCCTTCGATGTGGCGAACCAGCTCCGGGTGTTCGCGGCCAACGTTACGATCTTTCCCGAACTCAACAGCCAGATCGCGGCGCTTCAATAAGCGCCGCTCCTTCCTCTTGTCCGATAGGAGACACACGCCATGGATACCAAGGGCGGTCGCTTCACCCTCGACATCAACGGCCGCACCGTCTCCGGGCGCGGCGCAGCCAAGATCAAGCCGGCGCGCGCCGTGCCGACGAACGGGGTCAACATGGATGGCACCGGCTACAGCACGGTGGAGCCCAAGCTTGCCTCGCTCGAACTCACCTTCGATCGAGGCGTCGGCCTGCGGTGGGACGAGACGATGCTGCTCGAACGGATCAACGTCACCTTCGTCGAGGACGATGCGGGCGTGACCCATCTCTACACCCGCGGCCGCTGGGCCGGCGAGCCGGAGATCGACAGCCAGACCGGCGAGGTGTCCGGCCTCTCCATCGAAACCGACAGCTATCAGCAGATCAGGGCGTGATCAGCGTCTCAGCCCTTCGGTCTGGTCGGAATGGCCTCGATCATCGGTGGCTGGAGGATGACCCGCTTCTTATAGCCAGAGACGATGTCCTCCTTGATGTCTTCGACGTCGAGCACGAAGCGCACTGACATCCGACACTTGTCGGAACTCAAAGCCGTTCGGATTTGGTGACAGTTGTCTTGAAGCCATAGCCGCGCGGGGACGGGCTCCACTTTCTGGGCGAATATCACCGCAGGGGTTGAAGTGACGCAGCGGAAGTCATCGACATCGGCATAGTAGCACTGAAGGCCAAGCAGCTTGACCTTCTGACCGTCGTACTTGCGAGGGCTGACCGCGACGTCTTCGGCGTCGATGATCTTCCAGTCCTTGGTTTCGGCGGCGTTCTTGAGCCAGTCTATGCACCATTGCTGGAGTTCGGCAGGCCAATTTTTCTTGCAGGTCGGCTCGATCTTCTTCGGATCGACCGTTTGGGAAAGGGCCGATGTCGTCAGCATCAGGCCTATCAGACAAACAACGATGCGCATGGCGCCTCCAACTGGCAGTTGAGAACCGCAAAGCTGCCAGAACGCGCAATCCCGCGCAATTGGGTTTCGTTCGTAATCATCCCTCCGCTCCGTGATGGGCTGCGGCGGGTGAGCGTGATGCAAGGACAATCGATGAAGACAGTTACCTTGAGCCAGTCCTACATGACGCATGAGGGGAGCTCGGACAAAGTGTCCTTTCGTGAACCGGTCTTCAACGACGTCATGGAGTTCGGCGAGCCCATAGCCAAAGGCCTGATGGCCGACGGGGTCTATATCCACAACGTCAATTACGAGGCGGTCCGCTCCTATGCCGAGCGCCTCGTGCAGTCGCCGTGGAACGCTGCCCTGCTGGGGCAGCTTAACGTCAAGGACAGTTTCCGGGTCGTGGATGCGATTCGGAGTTTTTTCGAACAGCCGGCGCCATCCGCGAGCGAGCCGACGACCTCGTCTTCACGCTCGGATGGGACGCCGGCAGCGTCGGCCAACTGACGCTTTCCCAGATTGCCTATTGGCATGAGCGCGGCGTCGCCGTCTGGAACGATCCCAAGCACCCGATGTGGAGGCGCTACCGATGAGCACGCGGACCATGGAAGCCCGCGCGGTCATCACGGCCGCTGACAAGACCGGGCGGGTGTTCCAGCAGGTTGCGGGCAAGATGAAGGCCCTCAACCAGCAGGCCCGCGCCGTCGGCACGACCGTCTCGCGCTCCAACGCGATGATGGCGACCTCCGCCCGCGCTCTGGCTCCGGTGCTCAACCCGTCCGTGTTGGGGGCGGGTGCTGTAGCGCTCGGCATCAAGCATGTGACCGATGAGGCGCTGTCGCTCGAGCGCACGATGATCAAGGTTGGAAAGGCAACCAACGCCTCCGGCTCGGACTTGAAAGGTTATGAGACCGCCATCCTCGATCTGGCACGGGCAACGGGCAAGTCGAAGGAAGAGGTAGGCGACGTTCTCGCCTCTGCGGCCTTCGCAGGGCGTCCCGCGCACGAGCTCCTGCGCTACACCGAGTATGCCACCAAGGCGACGGGGGCTTGGGGCACCTCCGCCAAGGAGACCGGTCAGGCCCTTGCCGAGCTCGGCAACATCTACAAGGCCGACCAGGGTCGCCTCGAAGAGATCGGCGACGCCATCAACCATGTAGCGGACAACGCGGCCGCGAGCGAGCCCGATCTGATCGAGTTCCTGCGCCGCTCCGGCGCCGTGGGCGCTCAAGCGGGAATGACGGCCGAGCAGACCATCGCCATCGGTGCGGCGATGAAGGAGGTGGGCGTCAACACCGAGGTGGCGGCGAATACCTACAACACCCTCATGAACGCCATGGCCTTAGGCGATGGGTTCTTGAAGAGCAGCGGGCGCGGCTTCAAGGCACTCGGCCTTGATGCAGCCAAGGTGCAGAAGGAGTTTGCGAAGAAGCCGCTGGAGACCACGGTCAAACTGCTGGAGCGTATCAACAAGATCAAGGATCCGATCAAGCGGGCCGAGATCCTGACCGACATGTTCGGCAAGGAGTACCAGGACAACATCGCGATCCTCTCCGGCAATCTCGATGGAGTGCAAAGGGCCCTCGGCCTCGTGGCCAACAAGGGATCTTATGCCGGTTCCGTGATGAGGAACTTCCAGACATCCATCGATACCGATGTGGGGCGGATCGAGCGCGCCACTCAGGCCATCGACGTGCTGTCCACCCGCGCCGGCAACGGATTCAAGCTGGTGGCGGGCGACCTCGCGGAGGGTGTCAACCGCTTCGTCGACGGCATCGAGAAGACCAGCCGGGCCATGGAGGAGGCTGACCGGATCCGAAAGCTCGCTCAGCAGGAGCGGGAGAAAGAGCTTGGTCCGAAATCGCCTCTCAATCCCCTGAACTGGCTGCCGACGCCGGAGCAGGTGCCGCAGGCTGAGAAGGATCGGAGGACCCTTGAGGATCTCAAGGCCAACAAGCCGATTGTCGACAACATCGGCATCGGGCGCGGCAGCCATCTCCTGAAGAACCAGACGCTCAACTTCAACGAGTTGATGAAGAGCGACAACGAGGAAATCCGCCGGGAAGCGTCCCGGCGCTTCTTAGAACAGCAGCGCAGCAGGTTTGTCGCCGAGCGGAGCGCGAATGAGGTGTCGGCTCTCACGAGAGCCGCAGACCTCAGGGAGCTTGCCGACCGTCAGCGTGCCGGCGGCGGGTTCGGATTGAAGGACACCGAGCGCAAGCTGTTCTTTGCCGACCATGATCTCGAAGTCATGCGCCGCGGAAACCAATCGCGGTACTCCGCAGGGCAGACGACGTATTCGTGGGCTGGCGACGACAGCGATGCGCGAGGCGTTCCCACGCCGCGCATCGGCAGCGTCCCTCTGCCGCCGCCGCGGCCCGTCGATGTGACCGGCAAGGTGGAACTCGACCCCTCGTCGAAAGCCACCGTCGAGGTCAAGGTGAAGGTCGACGGCGGTCAAGTGACTGGTATGTCCGCTCAATCCTCCGGCAGCATCCAGGCCAGCGTCGGCACCTCCATGCCGCACATCAAGGCCGGACCGCGATAGGGGCTCACCATGCGTGATTGGACAAAGACCCTGCGGCCGGCGTCGTTCCGCGGGGTGCCGTTCCACGTCGAAACCGAGGGGATCGTTGCCGGCCGCCATGTCGCCGTGCACGAGTATGTCCGCTCGGAGGAGATCCAGACGGAGGACATGGGGCGCAAGGCCAGGCGCTACCGGGTCACCGCCTATATCGCCAACGACGTGGCGGACATGCAGGGTGCGGCGCTCGTCGCTGCCCTGACCGCCCCGGGAACCGGCATGCTGATGCTGCCGATGCTTGGGCCGGTCGAGGTCCGGATCTCGGGCGACGTCAGCACGAACCATTCGAAAGACCGGCTCGGCTATGTCGGCTTCGACTTCGAGGCCGTCGAGGCGGGCGCCAGTTCGGCGTTCCCCAGCCTTGCGCTCGGCGATCGGCTCGCCGGTGCGGCGGCCGGGCTAATCGGCGGCGCGGCGAGCTCCATGCTTTCGGGTGTGGCCGGTTCCCTGCTCGGCGGCGCCAGCCTCTCGATGGCCGGCACCGTCACCCAGGCGCTCGGTGGCGTGGTCGGTAATCTCGCGACCTCCCTGCCGCTGCCGGTGGATCTCGGCGCCTCGCTCGCCTCGAAGGTGGCAGGCGCCGGGGTCCTGGCCTCCGGTCTCACCTCGGCAGCCAGTCTCGGTGGCGCCGTCGGCACGCTCTCCGGCGTGGTGCGGGAGATCGGCGGGTCTGCCAATCCGCTCCAGGCGGCGCCTATGATGCTCGCCGCTTCCCGGCAGGCGGGCGCACTCGTGAAGGGACTGTGATGACCACGCTCTATGACGATGCCTTGGCGCTGATGAGCACGTCGTCCCCGGCTCTACAGGCGCAGTCGCGCTTGGCGAAGGCGGCGGCGGCGTGCCTGGAGGCCGCCCTGCTCGCCGAAGCCGCGGTCGCCTACGCCAGCATCGAGTATGCCGACCGGCGGCAGGCGGAGGCTGCCATCCAGGAACTCATGGCGACCGCCGAGCCAGCGCTGGAACAAATCGCGGAATACACCAACGAGGAGGTCTGGCGGGCCGCCTCAGACGCGGTGCAGCACGCCATCGAGCATCTCTCGCGCACGTCCCTCGACCTGAAGCCCGTGGTGCTGGTCGAGAGCATGCGTTCCTTCCCGTCAACGGTGCTCGCCTGGCGTCTCTATGGCGATCCGGAGCGGGCCGAGGAGCTGGTCTCGCGCAACGGGGTGACGACCTCGCTCTTCATGCCGACCTCCCTGGAGGCGCTGGCCTCATGACCGAAGAGATCGTGACCCTGGTGGTCGGCGGCAAAAAGCTCGCCGGCTTCCAGGAGGTGAACGTCACCCGCTCGATGGAGCAGGCGGCGATCACCTTCGGCCTTAAGGCCACGAACCCCTCCTGGCACGAGGATGCCTGGGAGCTGCGGCTTGGCGCGCTGGTGGAGCTTTACACCAACGGCGACCTCCTGTGCCGGGGCTACATCGACCGCTACGAGGCCGACCATGGCGAAGGCGGGCAACACGAGGTGCGGGTCTCCGGCCGGTCGAAAGCCGCGGATGCCATCGACTGTCCGCCGGCCAAGCACAAAACCGGCCGGGTTGAGGGCAAAACGCTGGTCGACGTGGCTAAGGAGTTCGACGAGTTCGGCATCGGCTACGAGGCCGACGTGCCGCTCAAGCCCATCCCGAAGGTGCAGCGCTATCCCACCGACAGCGTTCACGAGACCCTGGAGCGGGAGGCGCGCGCGCAGGGCCTGATGCTGATGGGCAAGCCCGACGGCGGCGTGCTCATCACCCGGGCCGGCTCGAAGCGTCATGCCGGGGCGTTGGTCGAGGGGCAGCCGCCGATCAAGCGCTTCGGGGTGAGCTTCTCGGCCGAGGGCAAGTTCTCCGAGGTGACGGCGAAGGCGCAGCGCGCGCTCGGCACCAGCGCCAAGGATCTCCGGCAGGAGGTGAAGGAGTACGACCCGGAGGTCGGCCGCTACCGGCCCCTTGTCGTGTTCCTGGAGGGGGACGGCACCGAGGAGGACCTGAAGACCCGGGCGCAATGGGAACGCCTGCGGCGGCAGGGCACGAGCACCTCGATCCCGATCACGGTCACTACCTGGCGTGACGCTGACGGCCTGCTCTGGGAGCCCGGACGCCTGATGGCGATCAAGCTGCCGAGCGAGCGGGTGGATCAGGACATGACCCTGTCCAGCGTCACCTTCACCCAGAACCATCAGGGCACGATTGCGGTGACCACCTGGGTCGATCCGCGCAGCCATGGCGGCAAGAAGCCGAAGGGCAAGTCCGACAAGGCTTACGATGCCGGCAAGGGGCTGTTGGAATGAACTACGACATCTTCCGCACCGAGCTGCGCGAGACGCAGGACGATGGCGACCAGCAGACGGTCACCCTCTACGGCGTCGGTGGCGAGGAGCTGACGCGGGTGCACCGGGTGCAGCCGTTCGGCCTCTCCTCCCATCCGCCCGTCGGCTCCCACGGCATCGGCATGGCCCTGCATGGGAAGCGGGATCTCGTTGCGGTCCTCGGCCTGGAGCACCCGCAATACCGGCCCAAGGCCACCCAGCTCGGCGGGACGGTGCTCTACGACATGTACGGCTCGGCAGTGTCGCTCGTGCAGAGCAACATGCGCATCGTCCACGCCCAGAAGATCGAGCATGTCTGCGGCGCCGCCACCCTGGTGATGACCGCCGACGGCAAAGTGAAGATCAATTCCTGATGCCCAAAGTCGCTCGCCTCGGAGACTCCTCAGATCATGGCGGGGTCATCATCTCGTCGTCCGCGCGCACCTATGCCGACGGCATTCTGATCGCACGGGTCGGCGATCTCCACGATTGCCCGATCCCCGGCCATGGGGTGACGCCCATCCTCACCGGCTCGCCGAACCTGGAGGTTGAGGGCAAGTCCGCCGCCCGGATCGGTAGTGTGTGCGGCTGTGGCGCGGTGATCTCCGACGGCTCGCCCACCTTCGAGTGCTCCTGAAAGGGCTCTCCATGCTCACCATCAAGCCGCTCTCGGCGGCGGACCGCACGGTCCTGCCGCCCGATGTCGTGATCGTCGACGGCACCACCGGGGACTTCGTGCTCGACGAGCGCACCGGCCTGCGAGCGCAGAACCCGATCGCCACCGCGATCGTGCTCTGCCTGCTGACCGACGCCCGGGCATCCGCCGACGAGCTGCGGCACGAGCATGCCGGCGACGCCCGCGGCTGGCCTGGCGACGGCTTCGACATCGACGCCTCTCGCAGCGAGACGGAGCTCGGCTCCAAGCTCTGGCTCTACCGGCGGCACGAGCTGACGGACGAGACGGGGAGGGCGGTCGAGGACGAGGCTCGCCGCGCCCTGCAGCCGCTCATCCGTCAGGGCGCCGCTGCCCGCATCGAGGTGAAGGCGGTGGTGCAGAAGGCGGAAGGGCGCATTGCTCTCGACGTGGCGGTGATCGGCCGTGACGGCCGCACCTCCGCGAATGTTCGTTTCGATCCCCTCTGGAAACTGGCTCAATGACCTTTGTCGTTCCCAAGCTCTCCGAACTGTCGCAGCGCGCGCGCCTGATCATCGCCAATGCGACGGAAGGGGCCACCATCGACCTGTGGCCAAACCTCTTTCCGATCCTGGCCAAGGTGCTCGCCCTGCACGCCAAGGAATGGCACCTGCGGCTGGGCTTTCTCTACCGGCAGCTCTTCGCCTCCACGGCCGACGAGGTCTGGCTGACCCGCCACGGCTTTGAGCTCGGCATCACCCGCATCCCGGCCACGGCAGCGACCGGCGCGGCGACGATCTCATGTCCATCCGGCACGGTGATCCCCTTCGGGCTCACCTTCCGCCGAGCCGATGGGGCGCTGTTCCGCACCCGCGCCAGCGCCGTCGGAGCAGGGGCTGCAACGAGCATCCAGCTGGAGGCGCTTACCGCTGGAGCGAGCGGCAACACCGACGTCGGGCAGGTCCTGAGCCTCGTCGATACCGGCGTCGTGCCCGGCCTTGGCACGACCGCCACGGTCGCGTCGGGCGGCTTGGGAGGCGGCGCCGATGTCGAGCCGGTCGAGAGCTTCCGCCAGCGCATCCTCGACCGCAAGCGCAACCCGCCCCAGGGCGGCTCGGCCACGGACTGGATCCGCTGGGTGAAGGAGAGCTCCGGCGCCATCACCCGCGTCTTCGTCGACAGCTTCATCGGCGATGCGCGCGAGGTCTGGATCTGCTTCCTGCGCTCCGACCGCGTCAACGGCATCCCGACCGGAGCCGACGTGGCGGCGGTGCAGGCCTATGTGCAGGACCCGATCCGCCGTCCGGTGACGGCGCGTGTCACGGTCGTGGCGCCGGTGCCGCAGGCGGTGAACCTCACCATCGCGAACCTCAGCCAGGACACACCGGCGATCCGCGCGGCCGTCGAGGCGGAGCTGAAGGCGATGTTCGCCGACCGCGCCGCGCCGGCAACCCCCTCCAAGAGCTTCCAGCTGCCGCGCGCCTGGATCTCGGAGGCGATCTCGCGCGCCACCGGCGAGGAAAGCCACTCCCTTCCGGGGCTGCCCGAATACCTCACCTATTCCACGCCGGCGCACTACCCGGTGCTCGGCACGGTTTCCTACACTACGGTCTAAGGAGTTCCCCTCATGGCGGTTCAGCCCGGCTGGCCTTGCGCACTGCTGCCTGCCTCGCCGCCCTCCGTGGGCGACCGGCTGAGTGCTCCGGCGCAGGAGGATCTGCTGCCGCAGGTGATCGCCACCGCCCCGCGCGGCGTGATCTGGGGCACGGACGAAGCCAGCGACGGCACCGGCGCCTCGCCGGTGATGCGCAAGGTCTGGACGGCCATGGCCGGCTGGATGGCGGACCTCTACAAGGTTGCCTTCGACACGGCCGCGCAGTGCTTTCCCTCCGGCATCACGTTCTCTCTTGAGGACTGGGAGGCGGAGTACGGCCTACCCGATCCCTGCACCTCGCCGGAATCCGGCGTGCAGGGCCGCATCAATGCCGTTCGGGCGCGCTTCGGCGCGCAGGGAGGGTCGAGCCCGGCCTACTTCGTGTGCCTGGCCGCCTCGATCGGCTACGAGGTCACCATCACCGAGCCCGCGGACTTCATCTGCGATGTGTCGGAATGCGACGGCGACGACACGGTGGTGAACGTCAACGGGCACCATGAATGGGTGGTGCGGCTCAACGGGCTCGGCGACACTTGGTTCTATTGCGACGAGGGAGAGTGCGACGACACGCCCCTCGAAGGCTTCGTGGTCGCCACCGATCTCGAATGCCTGTTCCGGCGGGTGGCGCCGGAGCACACCACGGTCGTGTTCGATTACACGGTGGCCTTCTGGTCGATGGAGGGCAGCGGTCTCGACTTCGACTTCGTGAACGACGTCTATGCCATTGACCGCACCACGACGGAGCGGGCGGCGGCTTTCACCTGTGTGCGCGCCTCTCCCGGCATGGCGCAGCGCGCGGACGGCACCTGGGTGTCGTTTGCGGCCAACGAGCCGCGCATCACTGACAACGGTCTGCTGGTCGAGGAGGCGCGCGTCAATTACCTCACCAACCCAGCCAATCTTGGGGCGGTCGTCGGCGCGAAGGGCGCGGGCGGCGCGCTGCCGACAGGCATGGGATCGGGGGACTTTACCGCTGCCCAGATCTGGCAGGTTCTTGGAACCGGCACCGAGGATGGCATCCCCTACTTCGACGTGAGGGTTCACACCAACGGCCAGAACAACGACCGCACCTACTGGGCGTTTGCATGGAGCAACGGCAACCAGAACAACTTTGCACCTAACGATGTCGTCTCAGCGGCGGTCTTCATCCGGCAACTGTCCGGGAGTAAACCCTCGCAGGCGCAATACTGCATCCGCCAGAGCACGAACACAGGGGCCTCAGCGGGTTCTGATCTGAGTGCGACCATTCCGCAATCGTTGCTCGATGCTGCTTCCCTGAAGGATGCAAGGTTCAAGACTGAGAACCGGACGCTCAATGGCGCATCGGTGGCCAGAGCGCATACGTTCCTGATCGTCACGGTTCCTGTCGGTGCCCCGTTCGACCATACGTTCCGGATTGGCATCGCGGACCTGCAGAAAGGGGCGTTCATCACGTCTCCGATCACTAGCACCGTCACGAATGCTGTCGTGACGCGCCAGGCCGATCAGATCACGCGGGTGCTCGGGGCAGAGTTCAATCCGGTCGAGGGCACCTTCTATGCCGAGGCGCTTCATAACCCCGGGACGGCTGGGCTTGCATCGGATACCCTCCTGCACATCGATGACGGCACCGCGTCAAACCGCATGATGATCACGCGCAATATCCCGAACATCGGTGGGTTTGTGGTGACGAGCGGCGGTGTCACAGGGTTCGATGTGGCCCCAGGCGCAGCTATCGCCGATGGCAGCGTGTCGCGCATCGCGGGCGCTTACAAGGCGGCCGATTGCGGTGTCTCGAGTGGCGGGTCCGCAGTCGCGACCGGGGCGGCCGCTATCCCGGCCGTGTCGGCCTTGCGTCTCGGAACCCGGCCGGGAGGTACGGTTCCTCTCAATGGCTACATCCGGCGCATCACCTACTTCCCCGAGCGCCTCTCCAATGCGGAGCTTCAGGCCCTGACCGCCTGAGGCTCCATCCCCCTTCCATTCCGCCTCAACCACTTCGGGAGTTTCCTGATGCGCTATGTCGCGCCCTCCGGTACGCCGGATCCCTTCAATGAAAGCGTCGGCTATGTCGGCCGCAACCTCGCGGCCGGCACGCAGGGCTCGCGCATCCCGCCGCGGGCCGTCGAGCATCCGCAGCGTGAGATCGTCAACGTCATCAAAGAGGTGCTGACGCCGAGCGAAAGCGACACGACCCAGCTTCTCAAGGCCATCAGAGCTTTGATCTCAGCCCAGGCGTCGTCCTATGCCGTGCTCGCGCACACGGAGCCGGCCGGAACGAATGCCGGCAATGCGCCGGCCGCCAACACCTGGTTCACGCGCAAGACCAATGCGATCATCGCCGATCCGAAGGGTATCGTGACCCTGTCGTCCGATCAGTTCACCCTTCAAGCGGGGCGATATCTCTTCCAAGCCTATGTACTCGGTGAGGCCGTCCAGCGCCACATGGCGCGGCTCTACAACGTCTCCGATGCCGTCGTGGTGGACTACAGCACGACCGCGAACGCGAACGACGCCGGATCGGCTGACCTTGTGAATTCCTATGCGATCATCTTCACCGAGATCAACATAGCATCAACCAAGACATTCCGCATTGAACAGCGCGTCGATCAGGTTGGGTTCTCAGGGCAGACCTACGGACTTGGTCTGTCGAATACCTTTGGCGCTCCAAACCGCTATACCCTTATCACCATCCAGAAGGTCGGCTGATCATGACACTCGATGAAATCGCAATCCGTCGCGCCCTGACGCATCTCGGCATCCTCGACGGCTACCGGGATGTCTCGTCTTACGAGGCGTTCGTCGAGACGGCGGACGCTGATGGCATTCGGGAACGCTACGGCAGGGAACTGCCGACGGAGCAGGAGCTGTTCAAAGCCCTGGCTGAGGCGGACCAGGCGAGCGACCCTCCCAAGCGCCGGTTCTCCTTCCTCGAGTTCATGGACCTGTTCAAGGAGCCCGAGCAACTGACGCTTGTAGAAGCCTCCATGACCTTTCCGGCGATCAAGCTCTGGTACGACCGGGCCGTCGGAGCGCAGTTCATCGACCTCGACGATCCGCGCACGGAGGCAGGCCTGCAGAAGCTGGTCGATGAGAGCCTGATCTCGGCGGAGCGTAAGGTATCCGTCATGGCGGGGAAGGGACCAGCCTAACTGCTATTGCGCTGGGCGGGGCCACCGTCACTGATCCGCCGTTGTGGCTGGATTGGGGATGAACCCGACACCGTCCTTGCCGATCTGTGATCCCGGCTGACCGTCAGCCGCAGAACAGCCGCCCCGCTGGGCGGCTTTTTCTTTGGGGGCAAACATGAAACTCATCGACAACGTCAAGACCGTGCTGACGAAGGGCCTCAGCGCGCAGGTGGTCTACCTGGGGGCGCTCGCCGAGATCGTCCTCGAATACGTGCTTCAGGTCGGCGGACTGCCCCCTTGGGCCGTCCTGGTCCTGCTCGGCGCCATCTTGGTCGCCCGCGTGATCAAGCAGGACTCCGTGTCCGGCGGGGCGTCCGAGCAGACGGAGTCCGACCCATGGGCCGTGTGATCACGAAACGACGGTCGGCGGCGGCCGTCGCGCTCTGCATGACCTTCACGGGGGGCTGGGAGGGCGTTCAGACCTTCGCCTATCCCGATCCCGCCACGAAGGGGCACCCCTGGACGATCTGTTACGGCGAAACCGAAGGGGTCAAGAAAGGCGACAGGCGCACGATCGAGGAGTGCAAGGAAGGCCTGCGCAAGGGAATCGAGGAGCGCTACGGCGCAGCCGTCGATGCATGCACCAAGGTCGCGATCACCGACCGGCAGTGGGTGGCCTTCACATCATTCGCTTGGAACCTCGGCACGGGCCGGTACTGCAAAAGCATCGCCCCTCTCGTGAACGCCGGAAACATCCGGGCAGCGTGCGACAAGCTCATGGAGTTCGTCTACGCCAACAAGATCAAGTTCCGGGGCCTCGTCCGCCGCCGCGCGGCGGAACGGGAACTCTGCATGGCGGATCTCTGACCATGCTGAACCTGAACCCCTGGATCATCGCGGGCGGCCTGGCTGCCCTGATTGCGACCGGAGGCGCCGGCTACCTGAAGGGGTATGCCGATGCCGACCGGAGCGCCGAGCTCAAGTCTGTCAAGGAGCAGCGTGACGGGCTTCTCCAGCTTTGGACCGCCGAGCAGGCTGCCCGTGCGGCCGATGCCGCGCGCTACGCCGAAAACGAAACCCTCCTGCGCGACCTTCAGCAGAAAGCCGAGGCCGATGCCCAGAACCTTCAAGACGGGGATCGCGTCTGCCTCGATCCTGCTGACACTGACAGCCTGCGTCAGCACTTCCGCGCCGCGCGCTGATCTGCCTGCCATGCCCGCGGACTTGCCCTCCTGCTTCGCGCGCCTCGTGCCGGAGCCAGGCCCGGGCGCGCTGACCAAAAGCCAGGTCTTCGGCCTCATCGCCCGCCTGCGCCGCTCCGAGCTGGAGAAGGCGCAATGCGGGCGCCGGGCGCTCGCCTTCTATGACGATCTGAGGAAAGGGCTCGCGAAATGAGCGACGATACCCGCGAGCGGATCGCCGCCCTGGAGGTCAAGGTCGAGCACCTGACCGAAATGCAGGAGCGCAACACCCGCGTGGTCACCGAACTGCGGGATCTCCTCCTGCAGGCCAAAGGCGCCCGCTGGCTCCTCGGCATCCTGATCGCCATCGGCAGCTTCTCGGCCGGCATGCTGGCCAAGTATCTGCCCTATCCCCTGACGCCACGGTGAGGCCGTTCATGAGCAAGAAAGCCAAGCCCGTTCAGGGGCAGCACATTCGTCCGGAGGTGGAGGCCGAATTGGAGCGACGCATCCGAGAGCGGCCACAGGTTCCGCCTGCGCACCACGCGGATGCCCTTGGCGTCGGCCGTCGTTCCGCTTGGCGGATTGCGGCCCGCATCCGGGAGGAACAAGGCGCCGCCGAGCTTCCTTCCGAAGCGACGGAGCCTGCCGAAGCGGGTGCCCATCGCCTCGGCGGTACGGCGGCCGACCGCCGCATCGTCGCCCTCGAGGACGAGAACAAGCGGCTGCGCAAGGAGCTGAAGGAGGTGCACCGGGCCGAGCTGACGGAGGAGAGCGTTCGCGCGATCCTCGGCCGGATCGCCGATGCGCCCACCGAGCCGCCGCGCTGGCTGCTCTCGCCGGACAAGGCCTCGGCCGACCGCACCCCCGAGGTGCCGGCGACGATCTGGTCGGATTGGCACCTCGGCGAGGTCGTCTCCCGGGCCGAGACCAACGGCCTGAACGTCTACGACATCGCGACCGCCGAGGCGCGGGTGCGCCGCCTGGTGGACGCTACGGTTCATCTGTGTCGACACCACGGCCCGGGTCGCTATCCCGGCATCGTGGTGAACCTGCTCGGAGATTTCGTCTCCGGCGGGCTCCATCCCGAACTGGCGAAGACGGATGCGGAGGAATCGATCCCCTCGGCTCTTCGGGCGCGTGATCTGCTGGTGTGGGGTCTGGAGACGCTGGCGGCCGAGTTCGGGCGTGTCTACGTGCCCTGCGCGTCCGGCAACCACGGCCGGGCCACGGTGAAGCCGGAACACAAGCGCTACGTCTTCAAGAACTACGACTGGCTGATCTACCAGCTGCTCGCTCGCCATTTCGAGGGAAGGCCGGAGTTCCACTTCGACATCCCGGAATCGAACGAGGTCTATTACCGGATCTACAACCAGCGCTACCTCGCCATGCACGGCGATCAGCTGGGGGTGAAGGGCGGTGACGGCATCATCGGCGCGATCGGCCCGATCATGCGCGGCGAGGTGAAAACGCGGGGGCAGGCGACCTCCTCCGGGCGGGATTACGACGTGCTGCTGATGGGCCATTGGCACCAGGAGCTCTGGCTGCCGCGCGCCATCGTGGCCTCCTCCCTCAAGGGCTTCGATGAGTTCGCCAAGAACGTCCTTCGGGCCCCGCCGGGCGAGCCGTCGCAGCCCCTCTGGTTCGTCCATCCGCGCCGCGGCATCACGAGCCGCTGGAGCGTGAAGGTGGAGGAGCCGGGGGCTGGCAAGAGTGTGGGCTGGGTGTCGCTGCCGGAAAGGGAGGCCGCATGAAGCACCGTCTCATTGGCCTCATGGGCTATGCCGGCGCAGGCAAGAGCGAGGTAGCCCGCCTCCTGCGGGAGCGTCACGGCTATCAGTCGCCCCATATCGTCCAGCCGCTCAAGGCCATGCTGGGCACACTTCTGCGGGAAATCGGGCACGATGCGGAAACCATCGCCCGGTATGTGGACGGGGATCTGAAACGGGAGGTGATCCCAGAACTTGGGGTCACCTCGACCTGGGCGCAGCAGACGCTCGGAAACGAGTGGGGCCGGGTCTGTATCCGGCCGGACCTGTGGCTCTCGCTCTGGCTCGCCAGGGCGGACAAGATCATCGCTGGGGGAGGAAGGGTCGCGCAGGAAAGTGTGCGGTTCCCCAACGAAGCGGAGGCGCTTCGCGCCCGTGGCGCGCTGCTGATCGAGGTCCGGCGCCCGGGCGTCGGCCCGCTGTCGGATCATCCCTCGGAGAAGCTGCCGGCGCAGGCGGATCTGATTCTCCAGAACGATGGATCCCTTGACGACCTCCGCGCTGCCGTCGACAACCTGATGGCGGCTTGA